CCTCGTTTTCGGCGGTGAGCATCATGCCGCGATTCCCTGCCGCATCCGTGCGAAGGATCACGTTGCACACGTGCGCGTCGGGATCATACGGGGACGTTGGATAAAACGGCACGGGTTTGTACGAGTCTTCGATTAACCGGTCGCCCCTTTCATTTGCGCCCCTTTCATTTGCGCCCCTTTCGTTTGCGCCCTTACGGGACGGCAACTTGCCCTGAATCACGTCCTCGCACGGGTTCAAGTAGCCGTGCTTTTTTTCGTCAAAGCCCACGCGCAGTGTGAGCGTCTTGTACTGAACGATTTGATCCGCCTTGGCGACGTTGACGCCGTCCGTGTAAATGCTCGTCACTTTCGGCTGACCGTTGGGGTCCTTTACCAGCGTGGCCAGGAAGTCAATGGTGTTGGCCTCCGTGGGCTTCCATTTGAACGACCGCGGCCAGGTGATTTTGGTCTTGGGCCCGGCCACGTCGCTGCCCGCTTCGCCGCCCACCGGCGCGTCGGCCGGCGTGAAAATCATGCCGTCGGTGTGGTATTCGTATGCGCTAGACTCCAGCTGCGCCATGAGCGTGGCACAGCACTGGAATATGCTTTGGTCTGCCCCGGTGGACTTGAATTTTTTGTATTCAATGCGGACCGGGCATGCGGCGGCCCCGCGCACAACGGAGCGCGCTTTCAATTCATTGACCGTCTCAACCAAGAGCGGCAGGCGGAACTTGCTCATTGGCGCTTCTGCGGATGGAGGCACAAAATGCAGCGCGCGCACGTCCTTGCCGGCAATGTAGTAAACGTCAAACGCGGCAAACAGGTTGATGAACCGGCCGTTCTTGTCGTGCAGGATGTGCTCGCCGTCCAGCAGCGTGTAGAACAATTTTTTATTGTCGGATTGGGCGCCGGTGAATTGAAACCGCATGTTGGTGTCAATGAAGTAAATGCGTCCAGAAGGACAAATGTAAAGCAGCTTGCGCGCGCCGTCCGCCTTGTCCGTCACCGTGTAGTTGTTCCGCACGTTGGGTACGGTGCAGTTTTCGTTGACCGGCACAATGTTTTGCAACTGGAGCGTGTAGGACGACGGCCCAGCGAAATGCTTGGGTAGCATGGTTATGCTCGCGGGCTCTTTTTTTTCCTTGTCATTTTCTCTGAGATTGGGGGGAACAAATTTTTCAGGATGCAATAAACGCATGTATTCATGCGCGACGAGCGTCAGTTCGTCTGCACCCACCGGATAGTTGGTGCCTTGCAGTCCCGACAACACGGTTTTCACACACGAACGCAGCGCGTCGGCCAACTTGCGCGCGGTGTTGAACGCGGTGCCTTGACCGACCGCGTCGTTCACGACCTCAATTTCAATCTCGTATTTGGGCTGGGAGTCGGTGAGCTGGGATTCGGCAAACGTGTGGGTGGGAATCATGTGGCTCATGCCACTGCTTGGCCCGTGGTCGCGGCGGGATTCCTTCACGATGCTCATGTCCACGCGGAACGGCAGCGCAGGAGTGCGAAACGTGCTGCGGTTCAGGTAGCGAAACGTCTTTCGGCTGCTGCGCCACGGCGTCACCACCGTTTTCGCAGCGGTGGACGATTCGGCGAACTGTTTTTCGGTTTGCAGCGAAAGGCGGAAATTGAAGTCGTCAAAATTGACGGGGGGTATGGACTCGGGCGATTCACCCGGATGGAACCCCGTTTTTTGAACGAAAACGGGATGCACCTTGTCCAGCGAGTTGGTTCGGCAGTACATTTGAATGTTGTGAAGTCCTGTGATTTCGGTGCGAATGTCGGCCATTCGGGGCTTTCCGGTGTGCGGGTCCGCAATTTCGGAATTGATTTTGAGGGTGTAATCGTCCGTTTTTTCCATGACATAGCCGGCCGAGAGGAGGGTTTTTATGACGTTGTCAAAATCAATCTTGGTGATGGATGCCACGCGTTTCAAATTGCGGGTTCCAAATCGCACCTCCAATTCAAGCAAGCCGTTGCCCGTTTGCAACACCCCGCCCAAGTAGGTCTCCACCATTGCGTCAAACAATTCATGGGGAGGGGCTTGTTTCTGGTGTTTCTGCATTGTGATCCGTTGATGTGTGTATACGTTGTCCGTTGATGTGTATTAACAGCACATTATTTAATTCAATTTTACATTTAATTAGTATGCATGCGGCCTAAAATTGGTAACGCCCTTAAAGCCTGAGTTTTTGCACAACCGCGTCGTACAGTTCCTGTTTTTTCATCTTGGGGCTGAGCTCTATTTTCAGCTGGTTGCACATTTCGGTGAGGTCCGCCACGGTGTAAGTGCTCGCGGATTTGATGGGTTTCTGCGGATTTTCAATGCGGTAATTTGTCGCACGCACGAACGCCAGTTGCGGTTCAGTGGCTTGCAGCATGGTCATAGTGATGCGGTTGGTTTTTAGTTCGTCGCGCTTTATCACGTGCACCGGTTTATCCGACACCGCGTCACTGATGAACTCGGCGTACACGCGGTTGGCCAGGTTCACAAAGACCGCATTCAGCGAGTTTAGGCGAACGAGCACCTGGAAGGCGTGCAATGAAATGCGCTGTGACATGATGTCGCCTTCAATGGTGGATGCCGAAAATTTGAGTCCGGCGGTTTGTTTAAGCACTTTGCCCTTGTCCCTTAAAAGCAGCACTTGGTCGCGCTTGCCGTCCTGCTCCACCGTGAAGCGGTTTGTGAGTTGCTCGTACTTGAATGCGCCATGTTTCATTACGTAAAAACACCAAAACAACGGGTCTTGATTCAAACCGGGGCGAAATTGATATTCCGGTCGCGTTGTTGCTGCTGTTGCTGTTGCTGTTGTTGCTGTTGTTGCTGTTGTTGCTGTTGTTGGTGTTGTTGCTGTTGTTGCTGTTGTTGATGGCTGCAACGTGCTGTCATACAGCATCACGCTTCGCAAGCGGTTTAATTCATCTGCGATGCTTGGGTTGCGAATGGTGGTGTTCATTTCACGAATTCGCGCGCGTTAAATTTCATTTGCACGATGCGTTTAAATGGATTACAAAAAAACATATTAGAACGAATGGCGCAATTGTTTGCACGAGATGACAACGAACCTGAAGCAACTGAAAGACCGGATTGAGAGTTTGAACCAGCACCATCAAATTCAAATTTTGACCATTATCACGCAGAACAAGGTTGCCCACACGGAAAACAAAAACGGGTCATTTGTGAACTTGACAAACGTGGACGATGCCACCATTTCCAAGATCACGGAGTATTTAAAATACGTGGACGAACAGGAAACGCAATTGAACGAAGTGGAGAATCAAAAAACAGAATTAACAAAACAATTTTTCACGTAGAAAACGAAACCCACTCCCCCATGACGGACACGTGCCGGTCGTTCAACTCAAACCGTTTCCCGATGACTTTTACCAACAGCCTGTCTCCGGGTTTGACCGAATCAATTGTGCGGCTTTCCGGCGACGATTCCTGCATTTCGCGTGAAATATAAATCACAACGGGCGATGGATCCATGCAAGCGTGCGCCCGGATGCCCGCTTGCGTGACGGTTTTTGCCACGCACGGGATGACGTCTCCCTCGTGCGGCAAGCACAGCATGCAGTCAACCTCCAAATTGAACGTGATGTTTCCGGCCGAAAACGCGCCCACGGAATGGGAGCGAAGATTGCACGAATACGGCTTGACAAAGCCCTCGGGAATGCATTTTCCGGTGATTTGATCCGACACCCGACGCGTGAGGGTTTCTTTCAGGGTTTGAAAGTCGCCGATTTCGGAAAAAGGCATGCGAAGTTTGTAACGAATGGTGGCGGCGCGATACAATGAACCGGTGTTGTCGTGATTGTTGAATGAGTGCATGGCGATTGACGATTGGCTGTTGGCTATATCCTATTTTAGAACTAATTTTAATTCAATTTTTTGAATTAACATTTTTCAATTGGCAATAATTGGCAATTGGCCCGTTAATCGCGTCGGGGCAATTCTGCAATCACCGACACGACGGGATCGTTCAGTTCAAAGTGGCGGCCAATCACGCGCACCGTGATTTCGTCCCCCACTTTTATTTTGGAAAATCGCGGATCCGAATAATGGTGGTCCCGCGACACGAACACGACGAGCGGGCTTGGTTCCGGCACAATGTGCGCGTGCACGCCCGCGTGGGACACCGTTTGAACCGTGCAGACAACGAGCATGCCCTCCACCGGGTTGCACGCTTGGTACTCGTACATCACCTCAAACGCGACGGACCCGTGGTCGGCCAAAGAGCCGGACGAATGCGCCAGCAGTTGGGTGGAGCGGGGGCGCACGTACCCCTCCGCGTTGCATTTTCCTTCGTGCTCGTGCGCTACATGCCGTTCCAAAACAGCCCGCACGTTGCGCCCAATTGCCGCAAACGGCAACACCACTTTTCGGGTCACCATCGTTGGAATGTAGAGGTCGGCGCTTTGGTTTTGGTTCATTGATGTTGGGATTGATTGGTGCGTTGGTGCATACTATAATCATTTATTTATTATTGTTTTGCGTGGGTGTCACTTTTGCGACTTGAATTGGACCGGCGACAAAAACCAATGCCGGCCGTCTTTTTTGATCGCGTTGAAGCAGCGCAGCAACAGTTCGGACAAAACGCAATACCGCGACGTGTTTTGGGTCTTCGTGTTTTCCATGGTGTACAACGGTTCTGCGTCCGCGTCCAACCCGCTCGCAATTTGGTTGACAATCGTGAGCCGCCGCTGCTTGGACGAAATTTGATCGCACCGGGCGCCCGTCCCTTTTTCGCTCACGTATTTAATCTTGTACACGGCGTAACTCCCGCCATTTTTTTCCTTAAATTCGGACACAAACCCAATGATCGGTGCCAATGCCGCCTCCTTCGGCACCATTCCCGCGATTTGTTCCATGTACGGTCGCCATTCTTCGCTGGATTTCGCGACCGACCACGCGCTGTCCGCATTCTTTCGCACCACCAACTGCATGCCCGTCTGGCTGGCGGAATTCAACAACAGCATGCCCTCCTCCCGCGCGTACTTTGGATTCGCGAGAACGAGCCCGTCAAAATACTCGCGCGCCAGTCGGTCAAACTCGGATGCCGGGCCGGATTTCGCATACAGCGCGTTTAAATACTGCAACTGCAACTCAAACGTCGCGGCGGACGACGCCGACACCGCAAACTCGTCCAAAAAATGATGCACGACGCATTTTTTCACCACGTCCGCCTGCAACCCGAACCGGTCGCGCAGTTCGCGCACGACGTCAGCGCACAGCTCGTTCCACGACTTGGTGTTTTTGTCAATCGGCGCAAGCTGTCCACCCTGCATGATGGCGTCAAACTCGGCGCGGATGGACACCACCTGTTGCGGCACTTGTTGCTGTCCTGGTTGCTGTCCTGGTTGTTGCTGTCCTGGTTGTTGCTGTCCTGGTTGCTGTCCTGGTTGTTGTTGCTGTCCTTGTTGCTGTCCTGGTTGTTGTTGCCCTTGTTTTGGCAACGCCTTGAGCCCGTGCTTCGTTGCCAGCCGTTCCAGCGTGCCGTCGTTCAGCGGGAACGAGATGTGGTCACGTTTGAATTGCAGCGGCGCGCTGCGGTCGTGCACGCCAATGCGCGGGTCCGTGATTTCGGACGGCTGAAACAAGTAATACTCGCCCACATTGATCATGCGCCCGCTGCGGCCGTACTTGTCAACCAAGCGCTCGCGGTCGTCGTGCAGCAGCCGCGTGAGCGCAACGTCCACCTGCTCGCGAGGGTGAGCCGACAAGTGCGCGAGGAGCAGCCGCCGCGCGTAAAAGTGCTCCTCGCGAAACAAGTCGCGAATCCGCTGCGTGATTCGGTCCGCGTTCATGGCAATGAACGGCTGCGAATACGTGTCGTCATTGACCTGGAGTTTGTCGCGCCCCCCGACCGCGCACTGGTACTCGCACCGCGCCTGGTAGTCGCACACAAACGAAAACGGGCGGTCCCCCACCGCGTAGGATGGGAGCCGCGTGCCGTCGGCCAGCACTTGGCGCACCGTCACGTTTTGTCCGTGGTTGTGCCGCTGAATCACTTCCTGGCTGAACTTGGTTTGGTCAATGTTGAGCAAGCAATCCACCGCGTTTTCCTTCAGAATGCGGCTCACTTGCCCGATTTGCGCGGCTTTCGTTTCCGCCAGTCGGTACACGTACAAATCCGCGGCTTCCTCGGCGGGGGTGGCGGTGAGCAAGGTGCCGTACAAAAACAGCTGCACGTTGCGCTCCACAAACGGGAGGTCGGCGTGGCTGCAGTTGCGCACGGCCCGCCCCACGATTTGCTCAATGCGGTTCATGTTGTACCACGGCTCCATGATGTGCACTTGGCGCACGTTCTTGAAATCAATGCCCTCGCTGCCCGCCTTGGAAATGATGACCACCTTGATCCGCTGCCCGTGCTCGTTCTCGGTGGTGAGCGCCTCCAACTCCGCGCGGTTGTCGGGCGACAGCTGCTTGTCCCCCGTGAACATGGCGTACTTGGCCGCAAACCGCTTCGGGTTCTGGTTTGCGGTTGCCATCATTTGCGGCACGGGCGCGGTCTTGAACAAGGACCCCACCTGCGCGTCGTACCGGCTGAACCCCATTTCTTCTAGCGCCAGCGCGATGGGCACGGCGCCGCCCCCAATGTATTCGCTGTAAATCAGGACGATGCCGGTGGCTTTCTCAATTTGTGCGCAAATGCTGGAAATTTTGCTGCTGTATTTTCCGATTTCTTGGCGCGAAAAAATCCGCCCGTATTTGGCCAGCAGCGCGGGCTTGTACTCAAAATTGGAAATGCGCGCGCCGTCGTCGGACACGTCGTACTTCATGACGCGCTTCACCCCGGCGTCGCCCAACAACGCGCTCAAGTTAATGCGCGCAAGTGCGGCGGTGTCCGCAACCGTTACCGCTTCGCTTGCGCTCACGCGGCTGCCGCGCTCCAGCAGCTGCTTGTCAAACTCCGCGCTGGGATACACCATGTTCAGCGATTCAATGGGCTGCTTCAATAAAAACGAGCCGAACGACGTGGCGTCGGCCGTCATTTCCAGGCGCTTGCGGTCAATGATGTGGTGGTACACCGCTTCCTGATACGCGCCGGCGGGGGTCAAATACAGGTCCAAATGCTGGATGGGGTTGGGAATGGGGGTGCCGTTCAATTGCTGCGAGGGGTGCGCCTCGCGGTTCAGTAAATAAGAGCGCTCCGGCGCAAAATCGGCCGGGTACATGCGGTACGGGAAAATGTACGGGTTCTCCCCCTTCACCACCGAAATGTAGCCGTTGGATTTGATGCGCAGCATCTCGGCGCCCACGTTGCGCCCGTTGGCCTGCAGCAAATTGCCGTCGGAATCAAACACGTCCTTCACCGAAATGGGCGCGCGGCGGTCATTCACGTTCATCAAATTCAGCAGCCACACAATTTCGCGCGGGTCATTGTACATGGGCGTGCCGGACAGCAGCAGCAGCCGCAAATTGTCCGCGTACCGCACCAATTTGTGCAACTCTTCGGCCACGCTTTTGCCGGCCTTGTCCTTGTCCTTGTCTTTGTCCTTGTCCTTGGCCTCTTCGTCGCTGCGCACGTTGTGAATTTCGTCCACAATGACCAGGCGGTGGTTGAACGCGGATTTAATTGCGCGCACGGGGTCTGCGGTGCCGGTTGTAAGGCGTCGCACCGTGTTGGCCAACTCAATGTAGCCCATGAATTCATAATTGGATTGGATGAGTCGCGTGATGCGCTGCACGATTCCGACCCGCGTGCGCTCCACGTTTTGCTCCGTCAAGTCGGTCAGTTCCACCGTGGCCCCCACTTCCTTCAGCAGCTTGGTCCCGGTGCATCCGCGAATGACAAACTGCCGCGTGACCCGGTTGAATTTCAGCTTGTTGAAATCAAACAGCTGCTTGCGGAAATTGTCCTGCACATTCACGGACGCGACCACCAGAATCTTTTTCGTCGTGCCCGTGCCCAGTTGGTTCATGTAGTCCCGCATTTCTTCCGCCACGCTGATGGCCGAGCACGTTTTGCCCGTGCCGAGCCCGTGATACAGCAGCAGGCTGTTGTAAGGGGTCATCACCGACAAAAAATTGCGCACAAAGAGCTGGTGCGGCGCAAGCTCAAACGCCGCCCCGCACATCTTGGCGGCCTCCGCTTCCATCTGTTGCTGGGACACGGGAATCACCGCGTCGTACTTGGTGTCGTAAAACTCCTTGCGCTGGGCAATGTTCAGCGCAAACTCGGGGTCATTCAGTTGCGGATACAAAAACCCGAGAGATTCGTCGCTCATGGTTGGTTAGTATGGGTATGGTTATACTATGAATATAAAATGATTTGCCGGATTAACACGTAATTTCGTATTCGTTGAGCGCGTTGTTCAAATTGCGCAAAATGTTGATTTTTTCTAAATTGTGGGGGCGAATGTGCCGCACGCATTCGTCAAATGTGAACCACGCCATTTTGCTGACTTCCGTTTTTTGGAATTTGGGGGAAACGGAAAAGGACGCGGTTGCATTCTGCGTGAGCGGAAAATAGGCCACGTAGTATTTGTGTTTGTACGTCTTCACATTGGACCCCATGAATATTTCTTCGTACGGGATTATGTTCTGCATGACCACCAGTTTGCTGGAATCGTACCCCGTTTCTTCCGAAAATTCCCGCAGCGCGCAGTCCATGTCCTTTTCCTGGTAGTTGCGACGGCCCTTGGGAAACCCCCATTCCGGTTCACCCCATCGCGTGGCGGAATTCTCAATCAAGTCGTCCAGCGTAATGTAGTCGTAGTTGCCGTTGCCGCGGTTGATTTTTACTCCCTTCTTCAGCAGGTTGAACCGCTCGCCCGACACCGTTTCCTCAGTTTGATACTTTGTGTTCAAATACTCCCCCCACACGTTCGTCCAAAGTTCGCTAAACGTTTGGGTTTGCAAGCGCCGCTTTTCGTCCAACGTCATTTCATCCACCAGGCGCTGCAAATACGCGCGGTTGTACACCGGGTACTTCCCCCGAATGAATTCCACAAACCCCACCGTGTCTTTGCGGCGAATCATCAAATAAGCCGGCCCTTCATCGCTGTCCTTGAACACAATGATGCCGTTGCTCGTGATCGGATGTTTGCACGCGTGCATCAAGTGCCCGTTTTTTCCACAATTGTTGCAAAACACGGTTTTTTTGTTGTGAAACGAATGACGGAAAGGCGTGGGCGGGTTGATTGCTTCTTCCTTTGTCTCCTCACTCGCGCTCTCACTCGCGCTCTCACTTGCGCTCTTCGCAATTTTAAACGTAAATGTCACTGTCACTGGTTCCATTATTGGGTTTATGGGTTTAATTCGTCTTCTTTTTATATTGTTTGATTGTAAAAAAGACACCATGACCGCCGCAACGTCCGCGCTGGATCCGGCCGTGTGGGGGCCGCATTATTGGTTTGTTCTGTTCAGCATGGCGGTGACGTATCCGGAGAGACCCAATGACGTGACCATCAAAAAATATTACGACTTCATCCAAAATTTGCCGCTTTTTCTGCCCCATCACCAAATCGGTAATGCATTTAGCGAATTGTTGGACAAGTATCCGGTTTCGCCCTATTTGGATAAGCGCGAATCCTTCATCAAATGGGTGCACTTTGTGCACAATCAAATCAACCTGCGTTTGAATCGCGACGAGGTTTCGCTGCAGGAAGCAGTGAACGCGTACTATTCCAATTACAAGCCAAAACAAGTCCGGCTGCACGAAGAGTTCAAATACCGGCGCAAGCTGGTGTACGCGGGGGTCGCAGCCGTTGCCGCAACGGGGCTTTACTATCTGTATTACAAATGACAAATGACAAATGACAAATGACAAATGATGAAATAAAAAAACGGACCTAAAATTTTTAATATGACGATTTAATATCCGCGCGTCACGCAACACGAACATGACTTCTTCAGGCGCAAACCTGGTGGGCGCTAAACTTGTGGGCGCTAAACTTGTGGGCGGTAAACTTGTGGGCGCTAAACTTGTCGGCGGTAAACTTGTCGGCGGTAAACTTGTGGGCGGTAAACCCGTGTTTTCGGGGGCACAAGGGTGCGTGTTCATTCCGGCCCTCAAATGCAAAAACCAGCCGCGCGACACGAAACGCAGCGACCACACTGTCAGCAAGCTGGGATACACGGAGGGTTCCGATTTTGAAATGAGAGAGTACGAAAAAATCACGCCGTTTATCACGAAAATAAAGAACTACGAAAAGTATTTCAGCGTTCGCGTCACTTCATGCGAACCGGATGCCCTGACACCCGATGATTTAGTGCAATTCAACAAGGTGTGCCGAAATTTCAAAAAGGACATCACCGCCGAAAATGTGAACGACCATTTGAGCAAACTGCGCGCAATTAACATGCCCAATTTGGGGGTGGATTTGAGAGGGTGGATGGATGCCGCGCCGATGGACCCGCGCCGCTTGCGGCTGCTCAACGACCATATTTCGGAGTTGTTGACGCACGCGGTGGTGCCCATGAACACGCTGGGCGTCATGCACAACGACTTGAAATCCGAAAACATCATGATGAACCGGTCCGAAACCAACGCGCGCATCATTGACTGGGGGCTTGCGGGCACCACCACCCCGCATCAAATCATCCCGGGTCGCTACTTCATGAACAACCCCGTCACCTTCAATCGCCCATTTTCCACCATGATCATTTCGTCCGAAATTGACGAGCTGTATAAAAACCACCTGGAGAAAACAAAGCTCGCGCACCCAACCACGCCAGAACAGCTGCGCCCCTTCGTGCGCGACTTGTACAAGGAATACCGCGAGTTGGCACCAAGGGGGCACGAATACCTGACCTACATTTTTGAAAGCATGTTCAATTTGAAAACTGAAACGGCCAGCCTCGCGGTGAGCGCGGCGGTTGAGCAGTACAACGCCGAAATCCTCCTGAATTTCACGGACCCTACGCAGCGCCAATTCATGCTGCACGACTATTTTGACAAAGTGTATCGCTTCAACACCGACGTGTGGGGCACGCTGTCCGTGTTTTACAGCATGTTCATGATGCCCCGTTCACACTTTTTGATGCCCGACGCCGTTTATTCGGCCGTTCTACAGCACTACCGCAACATGTTTATCAACACCGTGTTTGCAAACGGGCATCGTCGCATGAACGTCAGCGAAATTGTGAAATGCTTGCGGGACATTAACGCATTGATTGGCTCGCAACAGCAACAGCGCCAGCGCCAGCAATCACGGCGCCATGTGTCGCGTCGTCATCGCAAATCATCCATGAAACAAAAAAAGGTGCGGTTCAATGTGTCTCACACGCGCCGCAAACACCGTCTGCAGGCGCGGGTTCCGACCCCGCATCCAATGAAAGGCATCATGAATTGAATATGAAACCGGCATAATTATGTGTTGACTATTATATACGTTAACCTTGGCCATGAAACTGGAACTCTTCATTTTTGGAATCACCGCGTTCCTCGTCTTCAACACGTACTATGACGGCAAGTACCTGAAACTGTTTCATTCCTGGCAAAAAGAAATCAAAATGTCGACGTTTGCATTTGTTGGATTATCTCTCTACATCTTCTTGAAGAAGAATCCCGGGCAGTCGCAATCCATGCTCTCGCACGCGAACGACATCATCCGATACATGCCAATTAGCAACTCGTCCGCCGACATGCTCACGCCCTTCCTGGATTTCGCCAACAAAAAATCGCTCTTTTCGGACGCGGACGCGGATGGAGGGGCGTCCTCGGGTTTAGCGCGATCCAAAGAAGCGCAAATGGAGGCGCGCATCATGGCGTCCGGGCGCAACAACGCCACCAAACGCAGCGTGAGCGAAACCAAGAAGAAGTTCGTGGCGGCGCAGCAGTCCTGGAAGTGCGGGCACTGCGACCGCCAGCTTCCGGCATGGTATGAAGTGGACCACATCGTGCGCCTGGAACACGGCGGATCCAACAACGTGGATAACCTGGTGGCGCTGTGCCGCGACTGCCACGGCAAAAAAACGGCAATGGAAACATTTTGAGCAGACCGCAGGAGGCAATGGAGGCAATGGATGCAATGGAGAGATTGCATGTATTTTAAATATATGCAATGTATAATTAGTGTGATTTGTGAATTTGTAATTTGTGAATGCAATCGCCAGCACCCCCTCCGGGTTCATTTTCATTTTCGCAAGTTTTGAAACAGCCAGGGTATTACTTGTGGCTGGCGGCAATCGGCGCAATTGTGTACGCCTACGTGTTTGCAAACCGCCCGTTGGATGCAGAGAACAAAGACGTGGTTAGTGAGAACGATAATAGACAATCAATTACCAATACGGGTAACCGGGTGTTATTATTGTTGCCGCTGGTTTGGCTTTACACGTATGTTATCCAACTATTCACGCGATTCACGGGTTACGATTATCCGCTATTAAAATTTGGGTTGCCAATTATTATGTTTTTGTTATCAATCCGCGCAGTGGTTGGCCTGGGATCGGCGACTACTTACTACTGGTCTTATAGTTTATTTGTGTACTTAATTCCAATAGCGGCAGCCATTATAGCTAAATTTGCTGCGAATGACGCGATTGAAGCCGCGATTTCATGGACTGGGTTTGCAACCAAGTTCATTTTCATTCTAGTTTTTCCGGCGATGATGATGCAGTATTTCATCCAAACCGGCGTTACCGGTTGGTTTCAAATTGTGTCAGGGGTTTCCATCGGGATCTCCAGTTTAATGCTGTTGTACAACTGGTATGCCATTTACAACCAGATTGTGCCCATGAAACCGATTCGGGACACAGTGTTGGAACCATGGAAAACGTTGCTCGCAACGTCGCCGCTGTTGACGTATTTGAAATACATATTCCTCAATGATTTAACCGATGTGGCCAAGCGTGTTTTGATTTTCGCACTGCTGTGCTATGTTGCGTATTTGATGATCAGCGTGTATAAGTTCAAGCATCAGTTGGTGCCCTGCGCATCAACGACGTTCGCATCATGCTTTGGGTCGCCGGCGACGTGGACGAGCACAACCACCCCGTACGTGAACACATTGTTTTACGCCATGGGAATGAGCGTGCTTGTGAACGTGATTAATTTCTTCATGAAATTGTTTTTGAGTCCGTTGTATCCCCTTCTCGCCAGTTTCATGGGAGAGACAAACATGGCAGCAAATGCGATCCCGAGTTGGACGAGTAGATTCAGTCTGGTTACTCTGTTTCAAATGCTGTTGTTCCCCTTTTATTGGCCGGTTCAACAGTTCATGCAGCGCCCAATCGCGGTCATTGTTGCATTCGTCGCGTTTGCGGTTCTGGGGTTACTGCTGTATCGTTCGTCGTTTGATTTGACCGCGTTCATTGAAGGCCAGCGCGGCACCGTGATTGCCGTTTTCACCATATTTGTGGCATCGTTGATTGGGTTTGGCGTGTACACCAGCACCAGCAGCAGTGCCGGCACCAGCACAAGTAATAGCGGCACCAACACAAGTAATAGCGAGGAGGGCATGTCGTATGGACAATTTATTTTTCGCCCGGTTTTGATCCTTGCCGTGGTTGCGTGCGTTGTCGGGCTGCTCCTTTATTTCTTGACGTCCAGCTCGCGGCTGTCCCAGATGGCCAACTTGCTGCAGTACGCCATCACGGCATTGATTTACATTGGCGGCATTGCGGTGATCATTGGATTGGTCCGCACCGTGTTTTCAACCTCGCGCAAAATGGGCGATTCCATGTTCCAAATCAGCCCGGACGACAACTGGGTGACCAACGTTGTGAAACTCGTGGGCAACGCGCTCTTTTACTTGCCGTGTTTGATGATTGACAGCGTGGAAATGTTGAAGGAGCAGTACGGGCTGACCACCCGCCCCATTCTGATCCTGTTGGCGCTGCAGGCCGCGTTCATATTGGCGGGGCACGTGCTGCCGTCGTTGGTGACGCGCGCGATCAATCACACGGGGGTTCAAATTTTATCGGCCCCCGTTTCCATGACCACGCAGACAACCATCAGCCGGTACAGGATCAAATTCGTCAACACGAACGGGGTCGCTTCGGATGATTCCGGAACTTCTCCGTTGCCCCCCAGTCTTACTCCGGCGCCCACAACCACCACCATTTCTCCGTCCGAAGTGCAACTGTACAACTATCGCTACGGCGTGTCGGCGTGGTTCTACATTCACCCGCAACCCCCCTCCAGTTACAAACCCGGTGGCGACGTTGCCATGTTCGCATTCGGCGGCGATTTAGGCCCCACCGTGACCTACAATTCAACCACCAACGCACTGACCGTGATCATTGCCGGCGCCGATACGCCGATTCCGTCCATCACCGACGTTCCGTTACAACGGTGGAACAATTTGGTCATTAATTCGGACAAGGGGGCCATTGACATTTTCGTGAACGGCGCGTTGATTTACACGGGGCTGCACATCCCCCAAATTCCCACATCCCCCGCGGTGTCATCCGTGACCATTGGCGACAAGCCCATTGGCGACGACGAGGATAAGGGTAAACTGAATCAAGGCGCCAACGGGGAAATTTGCAACATGGTGTTGAACCGCGAGCCCTTTACGAAGGCAGAGATTGCGTGGTTTTACAACACAAACAAGGTGATGAACCCGCCGGTGGTGGGCGTGAATCCGGACCCGCTCAATCAAGGCGATTCCGCGAGCGATTTGGCGTCGCAAGCAGCTGGAACCATTGTTCCGACCGAGAGCAACGTGGACACCACCAATCCGATGTCGTTCAGCAAAAGTGGATCGGCCACGTATGGGTGGCTGGGTGCCGTGTTTGGAGCGATTTTCGGTTGGATTTTCAACAACGCCGACACGATGGCAGCAATAAAGGGGGTTGTGATGGGTGCGGTCGTGTTTGGCTTGATTGGTGCGTTGCTGGGTGGATTATTTAGCACGGATGGAACGGTGGCCAACATTATGAAAACGGTGGCCAACGTGTTTGTCGACACGTTTTAACGACGGGGGTGTGTTAATTAAATAATATCATGAAAAATATATATCCACATACATATATTCTGTAACATTCTGTAACTATACAATGAATTTATTGACCATTCTTGTATTTGTCCTCGTCATTGTGCTCATTTATGCGGTTTATAAATTGATGACCAAGACAACCACCACCGTGTCGGGATTTTCGGATGCGTCCCAGGCAACGACCGTGACTCAAGACAAGCTCGGCTCCAGCCCAAATTTCGGTTTTTCGGTGTGGGTGTACATTGATGCGTGGCAAAACACCACAGGAACAACAACAACAACATCAACCGTATACAAAAAAAACATATTGACGCGGTGCAATGGGACAACCCCCATATTCCAGATGCATTTGGACAATGAGCAAAACAACTTGATGTTGGCGTTCCCGGGTAACCCAACCACATGCACCATCCAAAACGTGAAACTGCAAAAATGGTTCAACGTCATCATGAGCGTGTATGGCAACACGGTGGACCTGTATTTAGATGGCAAGTTGGTGCGAACGTGCATATTGACCGGACCCGTGACTCCGAAAACCGGCGACACCGTCCAGGTTGGCGGCGGAGACATCACGTGCTCTTCTAGCTCTGCGGCGGCGGCCGGTGATTTGATTGGCTACATTTCCAGCGTGGTGTACAAGAACGATTACTTCACGCCCGAAGAAGCGTGGAGCATTTACAGCGCCGGGTATAGCGGCAGCGGCATGTTTGACTTCATTCACCAATACAAACTGAACTTCAGCCTGCTCAAGGACAACCAATCCGTGGGATCGGTTTCAATTTAACATTTGCAAAATAAAGTATTATTGTAATGTAATAGGAATCCTTTTAGCCATAGCCATAGCCATAATACCAATACCAATGAATCCGATGAACGCGATGAACGCGATGAATCCGATGAACGCGATGAATCCGAACGCAATGAACGCAAACACAAACGCAAACACAACCGCAAACACAACCGCAAACACAAACGCAAACACAATGAATCTCGGGGGCATGCCGACTCCTGCACTCGCCGACTTCAATTCCGCCAACATTGTTAGCGGGTCCAAGTCGTTTTTGGATTCCAACAGCTACGTGGCCAAGGCCGCGTTTCTCATTTTGACGGTCATCGTGTTTGTTTACGTGCTGCGAGCGTGCATCGCGCTCATTGGCTGGCTGTTTTCCCCCAATTCTAGCCCGTATTTGGTGGACGGAATGATTGACGCCAGCGTGGGAAATTTGACAATTCCGCAGGACCCGTCGCAAGCGAATGCCGTCACCATCCTGCGGTCCACCAACGATGCGGCGGGCATTGCGTTCACGTGGTCGGTCTGGATTTACATTACGCAGAATGCCAAGGCGGGGGATGGCACCAAATACCTGCACGTGTTCAACAAGGGCAGCGCAACCACCGACGCAACCACCGAAATCATGACGCCCAACAACGGCCCCGGCCTGTATTTGAAGGACGATTACTCGGGACTGAAGGTGGTCATGAGCACGTTTGACAAGAGTGATGCCAGTGTGGACGTGGACAACATCCCCATCAACAAGTGGGTCAACGTCATCGTTCGGGTTGAAAACACGGTGCTGGACGTGTTCATGAACGGGGATTTGGCGAAACGGTTGCCGCTGGATGCGGTCCCCTTCCAGAACTACGGCAACGTGAATGTGGCCCAAAACCACGGGTTCGCCGGTTTCATTTCGTCGCTGCGGTACTACAACACCGCGCTCGGCACGCGGGCCATCTCCAACATCATCAGCGCGGGCCCCAACTTGACCGTCATTGGCTCGTCCGGAGGAGCCCCGGGCATCATGGATTATTTGTCCTCCCGTTGGTTTTCCACGCAATGGAACGCTTAGGCACACAATGCACCCAATGCAGCACAAAATGTTATAATTAAATGTGATTCAATTATAACAATTTATAATAATTCAATATAATTCAATGATGCCATCAACGGACAGTCGCGAGTATGACTACATCATCGTGGGCGGCGGCCCAACCGGTCTCGCGCTGGCCCAACTCTTGTCCAACACATCCAGCGTGTTGCTCGTGGAAAAACGGGACTATTTAGGGGGGTGTCACGGTGTGACCCGCACCCATGCCGGCATGATGACGGAGCACGGCCCCCGCATCTACATTGACAACTTCTTCATGTTTACGCAGTTGCTGAACGACATGGGCGTTCAATTCGACGACGTGTTCGTGAAGTACAACTTCAGCACGGCGACCATGATGTTGGAAGCGCTCCGAGTGTTGACGGCGAGAGAAATGGCCGCCCTTGGCTGGAGTTTCGTGACCCTAAACGATTCATTTAAGAAGGTGACATTACTGGAATATCTCTCGTCTCATGATTTCTCAAAGGCATCCATTGATATTTTAGACCGCATCGGCCGGCTCACCGACGGCGGCAGCGCCGACACTTACACGCTCTTCAGTTTCCTGCAAATTTTGAACCAGAATTTTTTGTACGGCATTTATCAGCCGCGGGTGCCGAACGACGTGGGGCTGTTTCGCACGTGGGAGCGCGCACTCGCGGGGCGCGGCGTGGACATCATGAAGCACGCGGCAATTACGGAATTCGTCGTGGGCGGCTCAGAAGGCGTGTCAAGCGTGTCGGGCATTGCCGTGAGAGACGCCCGGACGGAATCAAAACCCGTCATGTGCGGCTGCAATAAAATAATTCTGGCGTGTCCGCCGCAAGAGGTGCAGCACATTTTGAACGCGCATCCAGAGTTGGGCGCGGCGTTTGGCCCCGACTTTGACCGTTTCCAGCATGAAACGCAGTATTTGCCCTACATTTCGGTCATTTTTCATTGGAGCACGAAAATGGCGGTGCCGAAGGTGTGGGGCTACCCGCGCACGGCGTGGGGGGTCGGCAACATCGTGCTGTCGGACTACATGGATTTCAACGACCCGCGGTCCCGGACCGTCATTTCCACGGTGATAACGATGCCGGATGCGCCGTCGGACAACGTGCATGTCGGCGCCGCCAATGAAATCGGCGACAAGCGCGCCGTCATGAACGAAACGTTCCGACAACTCAAACAAGTTTATCCGGACTTGCCGGATCCGGATTACCAGTTTTTGACGCAGAGCGCGTATGACGCCGACCAGCGGCGGTGGGTGCCGTTCAATCACGCGTTCATGACGACGACGCACGGGCACGTGCCGAACCGGTCCGTCCTGTACGAAAATCTTTATAACTGCGGCGTGCAAAACGGCAACAGCAGTTACAGCTTCACGTCCATAGAGTCCAGCGTGGCCAATGCCGTGCATCTGGCGACCGAGTTGCAGCCCGAATTGAAGGAGCTGCGCGTGGCAAGGGTGAGAGAAGCCGTCACGGTGCGGTCAAGCGTTGCCGCAATCGCCGCAATCGCCGCAATCGCCGCAATCGCCGCCGCAATCGCCAAAAAATAATAATAACAAATAATGTATACAATGTCCCAGATTGGAAATCAAAGCACGAGCGCGTGCGGTGGTGTGGGCTATGTTCCGATTCCCCCGCGGTTATGGAGTCGCGCGGGCGGGAACAATTGCCCGAATTGCGCGAGCAATAACGGGTACGCCGCGTGCATCGGTGACAATGGGTTGTCGTATAGCACGTACGCGCTGGACCAGCGGCGCAAGGCCGAAATTCTGAAATACAAGGGCAACAGCGCGCAGCTGTCCCGGGCACAACAATACTCCCTGGCGTCGCGCAATGCGCTGACCCGGAAGAAGTCGTGGGCCACGCAAACGCAAACCTACACGAACCCGAACGTGGACAACCTGCCCGAGATTCAAAATGCGGGGGGAGTCGCCGTGTCGTTGCAGTGCGGAAATCAGCCCGCGGTTCGTTGCTCCTTGACCAGCGACAGCGATGTTCCCGGCCCGGTCATTCCGTTGTGCATGGATGAAAGCGTGCCGCTGTATAATTACAAAATGCAAGTGACGCCTGCATCGGGAGGAATCGGCATTTATAATTTGGATGGTCTCGTGTTACCGCCACTACCATCTGCGCCAGCGCCAACACCTCCTGTTCCAATACCAACGCCAACACCAATGCCAACACCAGCACCTGTTCCAACACCAATGCCAACACCAATGCCAACACCTGCGCCAACACCAACACCAACACCTGTTCCAATGCCAACACCAATGCCAACGCCAACACCTGTTCCAATACCAACGCCAACACCAACACCAATACCAACACCAATACCAACGCCTGCGCCCGTAGAAGTAATTCTTGAGGTGATTGATGCTACAGGCCAACGCATTTATTTGGATGCAAATAAATCCCCTTCTCAAACTATAACGCCAACTGGATACACGGTTTGGATCATTACTAATCCTAATAATTTAACTTCTTCTGCATGCAAAATATCATCATCTCATTCTTCACCCATTCCATTATCGGCTTTGGTTGTTGCTGGCGGAGGGGCATCACAGACCCAAAGCGAGGATCCTGAAGAGGGGTCTATCACGTGGATAGGCGGTGGAGGTGGAGGAGGAGGCGTGTTATCAATTACAGGTGCATCAATGGTTAGTGGAACGCAGTATAACATCACCGTGGGCAAGGGTGGGCAAACCCTGAATGGAGAAAATAGCATTTTAAATTGGAATAATAATGGTATAGATAATGGTATAGCCATAGCCATCGGAGGAGGAGGGGGAAGTGGAAATCGGTCAAGTGTTAATGGACAAAAAGGTGGTTCGGGGGGAGGCGCAGGATTTATCAGTCAGTCGGGAACCGACAGTGGAACCCAGGGAATTGCCGGCAGTGGAACCCCTAACCAGGGGTATAATGGTGGCGCATATAATATGGGATCTGGTGGTGGCGGTGGTGCTGGTGCTGATGCCCCAGGAAATTCAAACAATGGAGGGGATGGAGCACAATCCGCAATTACGGGAACACTCAGCTACTATGGAGGTGGTGGTGCTGGAGTTGGGTATGGCGGAAATTACGGAGGAACCGGTGGTAAGGGTGGAGGTGGAGGTGGCAGCACGAGTAATCTTCCAGGCACAGATGGTCTTGGAGGAGGAGCTGGTTCAAACTATTCTGGCGGTATTTTTCCTCCTACTTCAATCAAAGGCGGTAATGGAGTTATTATTTTACAGTTTCCTAGTTATTTTAAATCTTCACTGGTATAAATAAAATCAAATCATATATAAACACATAAACATACTTTCCAAACACAATTGAATCATCAATGAATTTCTCTCGCCTTATTCCCTTGTTGATGCTGCTGCTGCCTGTAGTGTCGGGCATTCCACTGTCTGCCGTCCCTCCGAGCGAGTTGTGCCCGCTTGTGCAAATTTTGGAGCACGAACTTTGCGCCAACAATGACGCCAATCATAACAACCCCAATGCACCCATTCACGATATGTGCGTGTTGTTGCACATTTACAATGCAACGTTCTGCACTAACCCCGCGCATCATCGCGTGGACCCGTTGAGTGACGCCGGTCTCTCTGTCCGCACATTGGAACATGAATTCATCAATGCCAAGGACAAAAACATATGTCACATCCTCCAGTTCATGAATCAAACCATGTGCGGCGCATCGCGCACCAACGAATTGTGTCCCTTGCTAACTTTTGCACACACTGAACCGAACCGGAACTGCATTTGACGTGAAAATTGCAAATTGCAAATTTCAATAAAAAAATGTGTGTAAGTGATTTTGTCACACATACACACATTTCATTCATGTCATCAATTTAATCAATTTAATATTCAATTAAAATGGAAAACAATCTTTGGATTCGTCAAATTATTGTCAGTTGACGGAATTATGATCGCGTTCTGGATGATGGGTGCAGGAGCAGGGACAGGAGCAGGAGCAGGAGCAGGAGCAGGAGCAGGAGCAGGAGCAGGAGCAGGAGCAGGCGTAGGCGTAGGCGTAGGCGTAGGCGTAGGCGTAGGTGTAGGGACAGGTGTAGGGGCAGGGACAGGTGTAGGGGCGGCGGCGGCAGGGCCAATAATTGTGACATTGGTTATAGTAGGGGTGCCTGTAAGTACACCACTGTGCGTCACAGTAATATTTTGATTCCCCCCATTGATGGTTTTAGACACAACAGTGAACAGGACGCCTGGATGATGATTGGTAGTAAATGTCGTTCCAGCTGCCAACGAGTCATAAAAGTCACTGGGAGTAGATCCCGAAGCTAGAATGGAGTTGTTCAAAGTATAACTAACTGTGTGCGTCTTAATGCCGAGGACGCCACTCAGTTTGGGCCAACCCAGACCAGTTGCAACGTCGTAACCAGCGGCCGCCGAAAAAGTTTTTCCCAGATTGGGACCTAAATTTACTACTCTTATTATGTCTCCTTGTTCATCAGTGACGTTATATTGCCCGGTGGATAATGTGGTGGTTCCCGCCGCGATCTCATGAAACCAGTTAGCCGCATTTGTTGTTTTGTAACTGGCATACATTAACTCTTGTAAATTGACGGAACCAGACAAAACATTGGATCCAACATCTGTCAAACGGGTTGTCAATGGCAATTCACCCTCATTGATGCGTTTCTGACTCAAATGGGAAAAAACACCACACAACAACGGGCTTGCAAGCGATGTTCCGCCAAACTTTCCTGTTCGCATGATCTTGGTGCCATCGTTGTTAGGAAAAATGTTCACTATGCCAGTGGAAGGATCTCCTAGAGAACAAAAATCTGGACAGACACGACGAGCAATATTCGTGGTCAAAAAATTTTTATCATCTATGGCCACAGGGAGATTTTCCACCCCGTTCTGATAATAAGGTCGTGTAAAGAATACATCGCCAGGCTGGTTTGTATACGATACCCCGGTTCCGCCTCCTTGATATGCATTTATAGTTGCGGGTAGATTAGCATTGCCCCATACACTCACGGTGGGATTCACCGCGCTGTACACCTCATTAGCAGTATATAAAAGGTTTGAACCTCCAGCGCAGACCACATTAGATGATGTGGCGGGATATCCAGCCCAACGTCTGTTTCCAGCTGCAGCAAAATAACATATTTTTGAATTGGGGAATCTAGTATTCTCAAATGCAACGTGTAACTCATCATACCCAGGTTCCTGGTCTCCCCACGACATGTTTATGTATTGGGTCGGGCCAAATGTGTCAACTGTGGGAAAGTTTGAATCAGTAGAAGCGTATTGCACTGCTTGAAACAGACTGTCAATGGAATTAGTATTGCTGCACACTACACGGAAATGCGCATTTGGATTTGTTGCAATCGCCCAGAAATTAAGTACTAATTCCTCTAACCAACCATATTTGCTAGAATCTGTGGTATTAAAAGTTAGATTGGATTGTTCGCTCATCACTGGAATAGAAGTAGGAAGATTAGGATTAGAAAGATTGGAACGATTGTCATTGTTTATAACAGTAGGTTGAATCCCATTGGCATTAATGGCTGCATAAATTGCGTTCAAAACGGCTTGAGTAGATGCTGGTAAATATGTTGGGCCATCGCCAATTACCCTTTGGCCGTTTGCATCTAAGTTGATGACTTCAATAGTTCTTTGGGTCAATCCATATGTGTGGCAGTATGCATCCATACATCTTTGAATGTAAGCAGGTGACCAGTTATGTGCAATTGTGGTTGTAATCACAACCTTGAGCTTGTTATTGGCAATGTTGTTAGGGTTAGGGTCAACGTACGCCTCAACGCTGTTCAGATTAGTTATGCCATGGGCTGCCTTAAGATCGCTCGCCAAATAAGGACTGTTGTTAATGTATCTAGACAAAGGGATCAATCCATCTCTCACATCGCGTTCATATTGCTCTTCGTCAAACATGACGGAAGGTGCTTTAATTGGAATCGAGTTTATGAAAGCAATGCGTTCCTCTCGTGTCATTTGAGAAAATGGTGGAACGGGCACTTCAGATTCGGACATGATATGCTACTATTTGAAGGTTATAAACTATGATTATAAATTATTATTTATGTATTTTTAATAACTAATATTTAATGAACCTCGGGTTTTATTGCCGCAACCGTGGATTGATGCAAATGGCTTGAGTCGGGAAAATGTCTCCCGACATGCAGGTGTCTTGTTCGCCGACTTTGATGCAGCTTCTAAATCCGCGATCTTCGCCAATGTAACAGTACCCCGATTTTCCGGTGCGCTGCGTGCGACTGGTGGCATCGTCCGGTTGGGGGGGCTGTTTTTTCGCGTGGGAAAGCGCCGTTTCCAATGCATCATTGTCGTTGTCCGGCTTAATTTGGTTGGTTTGATTGGTTTGATTGGTTTGATTGGTTTGGTTGGGTCCGCTAGATTCCAGCGTTTGCTGAAGCACGTCAATGCCGCTGGTTGCGGCTCCGGCCGCAATGTCGACCGCGGATTTGGTGCCTTGCGCCGTGACATTCACCGTGGTTTGCGCGGTGTCCGCCGCCGCGTTGCCCACCCCCCGAGCCACCGAGCGGAACGGTGCTCCAAACGTGTTGCCGAACCAAGCCGTAATGTCATCTAAATAAGTGAAGACGTTGAACCCGATGAGCGCCAAAATCAGGACGGCCAGCAGCCCGCGGATGAACACGGACGCGGTGATGGATGAATCGGCGTCTTGCATGTCAAACGTGGACGAAGGCGCGGATGCAGGGGCAAGCGCGGGCGCGGGTCCAAGCGCGGGCGCGGGACCAAAATCCATTTGATGATTAGTTTGATGAGATGATTTTATTCGTAGGTTCGTAGTTATACTAAAAGAAGATAAAATATGCGAATGGACCCTCCCTCAATACCGAACGATCGTGTTCATTGCATTCAGCTTGTCCATTTTTTCAATGGTTTTATCTAAATCCGATTTGGCGCCACCGCCCGCGGCCCCCGTCAAATAATCCGTTTTAGGTGCAATTTCGTTTTTCTTCACTTGTTTGTACACCGTGTCAATTTTTTTCACCACGCTCTCAATGACTTCCTTGTTGGTCACCATCTCCTGCGGCATCGCAAACGGCTCCGTCAGTAAGCAGATTGCGAAATAAATCAAGTACCGGCGTTTCTTTTTGACGCCGTCGGTGTATCGCAAACAATACAACTTGAGCAGGCTTTGCATGAGTTTGGGCATGAACGGCTGCACCGCGTCGCGCGCTTGGCCCAGAATGAGTTCCCACATGATCCAAATCGGGTCCATTTGGAACTTGGGGTCCACCGGCATGGTGCCCCGGCGTTCGCCCACGCACTTTTGTTTTTTTTTGCGACAAATTTGTTCGAATTCCATGACCCATTCCAACCAGTACGACGCCTGCAAACTGTTTTTGGAGTCTTTAGAGATGTGGAAGGCGAATTCGTTGATGGCGATGAAGAGCTCCTTCGGGTCGCCGGGCAAAAACACGGGACTGACGTACGCCACGGTGGGCGCCTTCAGCTTGTCCGTCATGGCGGTGCTGTCAAAGTCGGCCTTCTTAACCCGGATCCCTTCCAAGCTGTATTTCTTTTTGGAGTTGCACAACACGCACGCAATTTCGGCAAACAGCGTGCGAATGCGCGGGTTGTTGCGCATGCGCAGTTCGTTTCCAATGTAGCCGTTGGCCACGATTTCTTTGAACGCCTCGTACCGCAGTTCCAAATACATGCACAGCTTGGGGTTGGCCAGGTGCACGTGCTTGCTGAAGCACGTGAGGATGATGTCCCACACCTCTTGGTAGTGTCCCGCGCACACGAATTCGGCGGTCCAGTAACACGCCTCCTCTATTTTCCCGTTTTTTAGGTGGTTCAACAGCTCCTTGCGCGCGTCGGGCTTCTTGTATTTTGAAAAGGTGATGCCCTTGAAGTCGGTTTCGGTGCGGACGTCATTGATTTCGTGATCGTTCATCAACCAATTCAACCACAATGCAATTATTATGTAAGCATTTAAAAAAAATAACAATATAACATATATCATCGTCATTTCATTGCATACCACGAACATGAACTCAGCAGTGCGCTCTGCGTTCGACGCTTTTTGCAAATCCATTGAAAAAAATGCGTGGTTTGGCGTGCTGCTGTTTGCCGTTGCGATCTTGCTGCTCGTTTCGGCGCACAATAAACTGCAGCGCCTCAAGCTTCGGCCTCGCCCGTATTCGGGGTCGTTCGTGGAATCGTTCGTGCAGAGCAGCGGCAGCAGTGAAGGAAGCGGCGTGATCGTGAAGCGCGGCAACGACATGAAGGACGCGTTTTATGCGACCGTGTACGACCAGCTGTTCAACCAAAAAGTGAACAACGCGTACGAGGTGGGCGCCATCATCAACAAATACCCGGACATATCCAACCAAGCGGTTGCGCTGGACGTGGGTGCCGGGACGGGCGCCTACATGAGCGCCTTCATTCAAAACGGCATAACCGATATAACCGGCATTGAATCGTCGGCCGACATGATTGCGCAAGCCAAAAAGACGCACGCCGATCTCAATTTGAAGATTGTCAAGGGCGACCCCGCCGTGGTGTCGTCGTTCAAGCCGGAGAGCTTCACGCTGGTGTCCATGCTAAACTTTGAGGTGTACTACATGCCCAACACGGAGCAGCTGTTCTCTAATGTGTACGCGTGGCTGAAACCGGGCGGCTACTTTGTGCTGCATTTGGTGGACCCGCGCCGGTTCAATGCGGCGAGCATGCTGGGCGGCGACAACGCGACCACGATCACCCCCACCCCCACGAAAAAGGGGGCGCAGAGCGTCGCGAAGTTCAACGACTTTGAATACAAGTCGGACGTGCAAATTTTCCCGAACGACGTGGTGCAGTACCGTGAAGTGTTCACCGACGACAAAACGGGCCGGGTGCGCAAACACGTGCGCGACTTCAAAATGCCGTCGCCGCAGACGTTCATTGAACTGGCCACGGGCGTCGGATTCAACATGCTTGGACAAATTGACCTTGTCAAAGCACAAAAGGAGGACCAATTCTTCTACCTGTTTTACAAACCGGCGAACTAAACCAAATGTTTATGCGCTGCTACATTCTATGCGCTGCTAAACGCCGTGCACGGAATGTGCTTGTCACCTGCTAAGCAGACCACGGGGTATGCATGGGGTGACGCGTTGAACAACCACTTGCCTTTGTTTCCATTGTTTCCATTGTTTCCATTGTTTCCCTTGAATGTTTCCATCATTTGGGGGCCTTGGACGTATACCATGTATCCAATGAGTGCCGCCACAATGAGCCCGAATGCCAGCATTGTTTCCCTAGATACAAGGCCAATGTCTCTTTGTTTCATTACGTTTGAGAGAAATTACGAATTATTATTAAAATTATTAATACATTAATGCAATATATTAATAATTAGGGACGGCACGTCCCTAAGTGCCAGGGTTTATAACGTCCCTAATCCCTAACTAACGCACGTATTTGCCCGCTCGTGCGAATGAATCCACGATGAAAATGATGAACACGCCTAAAAAACAATACAGGACGAGTTCCTCGGTCACGTGACCCGTTTTTTCATCGCGCTGGTCTTCCAGGAGGGAAATGATGTGGTCCAGTTTCTGCAGCAGGACGTCCTTGTTTTCTTGAGTGGATGCCTGAAACACGGACGGCATGTATTGTTTGTATTGGTTGGCTAAAGCATTCACATCCTGCAACGAAAACCCTTCTTTTGCGGGTGCTGGATTCAACCGGGCGTTCAAATCGGCGCTGTTGGCTGCAGCAAACCGGTTGCGATTTGGAACCGGCGCCGTTTGAAACTGTTGCTGCAACTGCATGTGGCCATTCGCGTCGTCGGTGTCGGACTCGCTATCGCTGTCATCATGAATTTTTTGAATGAGAGATTGCATGTATTGCGTCTGTTGCTGCTGTGGTTGTTGTGGTTGCTGCTGTGGTTGCTGCTGTGGTTGTTGTGGTTGCTGCTGTGGTGGTTGTGGTTGCTCTTGCAGTTGTCTCGGATTCACAAGGCGCGGTTGTTTTGATCGCAATGTTCGTTGGTTTGTCCTTAATGTTCGTTTGGATTGTTGCGATTGTTGCGATTGTTGCGATTGTTGCGATTGTTGCGGCGGTTCATCCTCACCATACGTTGAATATTGCAAATATCCAGACATCTCCTAATAAAATGGTAGATAATATTTTGGTTTCGTTTATCTTATTGTGGCATGGTTGAAAAAAAAAGCACACCATTATATTATATTGAACACCCCATCACAATCACAACCACAACCACAATGCAACGTTTTTTTAATACAGTGCCCCCCGAGTTTTGGTATGCCGCGGTTGCATTTTTATTTGCGTGCATGATTTGGGGTTCACCCAGCGACGATGTTTTAGGAAAGGCGATCATGGTGGCGGTCATTATTGCACTGACAATGTATCACCGAATTGCGGGCATCCTTGCGGTGATTGCCGTGATTGCGCTAATGCAAACAATGAAACCAATGCAACCCACCATCAAACGGGAAGGCTTCAATCCGTTGATACCCACCCCACCCCCCATCACGTTCGCGTCCGCCGCCGAATTTAGAGAGAAGTATTGCATGAAAGGGGTTGCTCAATCCGGTGCAACCGACATCAGCACCGAATACATGCTGAGTCCCGCGCTGTTCAACGATAATAACGGCAAACCGCAGTTGAAGCTGGAAGTCATAAAACAGATGAATTTGTCCACGATGAATGCAGCCAACTCGTGCAAATCGGATCCGCCCAATTCCACGAATTCAAATGATTACATCACGTTGTCAAACATGTGCGACCCGGGGTGCATGTGGACTACAAACCCAATCCCGGTTCCAACCAATGCAACCAATGCAACCAATGCAACCAATGCAACCGAAGGCTTCACGCCGATGCTGCGCCCCCACATTCGCAAAGCCAAACATGCGGTGTCGGACGGCATGAACACGTTGAAATCGGGCGCCAGCCGACTGCGACGCAAGATGTTCTAAGCAACGCAACCAAAAAGCAACGCAACCAAAAAGCAACGCAACCAAAAAGCAACGCAACCAAAAAGCAACGCAACCAAAAAGCAACGCAACCAAAAGTAAAAAGCACGAAATATTTATTTAAATTATTTTATTGGTTCATTGTAGTAATCGTGCAATGGATGCATTTCATTTTGTCACGGGATGGTTCAATTATGCGGCGTATCGGCTGAACAACAGCCTTTTTTTTGCGGGCGTGGTCATGATCATGCTCAACATTGGCGCGCGCTACATTGAGCTCAAGTTGGACCCCTCCACCGAGAATTTTCTGAAGACGGCATTGAGCAAGGAGCTGCTCGTGTTTTCGGTGTGCTGGATGGGCACGCGCGATTTGGTCATGGCGCTCATTCTCACCGCCGTGTTCGTGGTCCTGGCCGATTACGGGCTGAACGCCAACAGTCAGTACTGCATCATGCCCGAAAAATACCGCGTCATGGCGCAAAGTGCGGCAATGGGTTTGAGCGCCGGCAACAACGGCGGCCCCAGCGGGGGGCCCAGCAGCAACGGCGGCGCCGCCATCGGCGGCTTGTCCAAAGCCGGGCACGGTCCGGGCAATATCGTGACCGACAAGGAAATCAGCGACGCCATGGACGTGCTGGAACGCGCCAAAAAGCAGCGCGAAAACATGAAACACAACCATTATTTGGCTGCATTCCGATCTGCCAAGTTTTGATACATTTACCAATATTAAAATATAAACATAGTTTAATATTTATTCATTCATTGGGACTAGACCATGAATTTGAATTTGAATTTGTTTGGGGACGACGATGACGTGCAGTCTTCTGGGTTTTCGGCAAATTTGAAACTGGAAACGTATAATTCGGTCGTCATCGCATTTGATTCGGTGACCTCGGACCGGGACAAGGGCAGCCAAGACAAAGGCCAAGACAAAGGCCAAGACAAAGGCCAAGACAAAGACAAGGACAAACAAGACAAACAAGACAAACAAGGCACTGCCCAACTCATCCACATCTTGAACCAGAAAATGATTGTGATGCCCAATGCGTCGTCATTGCCCGTGGATTTGGATGAAGAGCAAAAAAACACACAAAACACGTCGTGCGATTACTTGGTGTACGTCCCAACATCATTTGACGTCGCCAAAGAAAAGGTGGACGCATTTTATGAAACGGAACATCAGTTCAAAAAAATGTTCAGCAAGTTGAACATGAAGGATGCAGCGGCAACCGTGTTCATGCAATGGAACATGTTTCAAAAATTTGTAAAGTACGCCAACCAAAACAAACACAGGCGCGCGCTGCAATGGATACAACAGTCATTTCAAGATGCGAATGCCAGCAAACAAATTGTAGTAAATGACATGAAAACTGTGCGAGATTTGCATGATTTGGCGGCTGTTAACAACCCCATCAACCTAGACGAAAAAGGGGATGAACGGTTTGTGATCGTGTACACCACTCCGGTTAGCACTGATCAACCAGTGGCTATAGCTAATTCTCTGCAATATCTTCCATTGGCAGAAATGTTCAATCCTCTAATCCCTGGTTTATTTGGTGCTGCTAATGTGCCTGCTGGTCCTTTTTACCAAATGATATCCCAAAAATCATTAACTTATTATTGCAATTATTTTCAGTGGATACACATGAAAAATGATCAGGTTGCCAACCAACTTGGTTCATTTGGACGCATTTTGGATTATCTCCCTCCATTAAATTCAAAAATGGCAGACAATACATCAACGTATGTCAATTATACACGTTATGCCCATCCTTCATACAATGTGGAAATTGTAACCAATTTTTTGAGAGGCATTATCACATGGAATAATTTGCCCAATCGGAATGTTTTACGAAATAATAACAAAATGAAAATCATTCAAGACAAAACCCGGCTGTATACGTTCAAATCCACTCCCGATTATAACCTGAATTATGAAAAATTGCTGGAACGGCTGTATTACAAATACCCGTGTCATTTGACACCAAATGTGAAGGTCTCCAAAGAAGAGAAGAAGGTGATCACAAATTCGGCTCTTGCAGCTGTGGCCACATTCGTTGGTTGCATTAATGCTGCAATTGGCGCATCCACACCTACTAAATCGCATTCCATCGTGTGTGCAGTAGCAATTGCCACGAGAGAATTCATCTATTATGATGCTGAAAATAATGGTGGGGCAAATGCAGATACAATATTACCTCGCTTATTTACTACCATTAATTTTGGCGGAGGTGTAAACGCTGTAAAACCACAAATTCAAGCACATTTGAATGCATACGCTACTGCACCAATTCGCGCTGGTCAATTAAATCCGTTGATCGGCGCCGCATGTGCGGCAGGAGATGCCGTGTATGCCGCGGCCAAACTTGCGATTACGAATTATGTGAAAGATAATGCAGTGGCAGCAACAAGTGCAAATACTTCAAAAGAGCCAGCATTGGCTGCAATCAAAAAAGCAATGGATTCCGTGATAGATAATTTTGACAACTTTGCTGCGTTTGCATATGACAATGACACACTCCTTTCCTTATTGAAATACAGCGACAAGGCACAAGGCACCGGCGGCATTGCATCAATTGTAAATGCGCGCAATGTGAATGTACCTGCAAACCTAATGCAAAAATCCGACTATTTGAAAACATTGTATAAAAAAAGCGCAACAAAAGATAAAGAAAATGAAAACCAAAATCAAACCCTGACACCGCAACAATTGCAACAACAACAAAAAACCGAATTTGAAACCGTGCATGACGATGACTTGTATGTCATTTGCGGCCCGGTGTATTTTGATTACACTTGGATATTCAAGCAAAACCCGGAATTGATTCAACACATCTTGGGAAAGATGAATGAAACCGATTTGAAAGAGCTGAAAGAAGGATGGACGCCAGTGGAAGATCCGCTGACCGAAAATAAATACCACATCAATCCCAATCCAGAAGAAGCGTCTTATCCCAAAATGAGGTTTGACAATCCGACCAAAATGCCAGCAGAATCAAACGAAAAAACTAATAGCACTAGCACTGGCAGTTACACTTATGTTTGGAAAGAACAATATGTTTCTCCTTCGCAGGCAACAATGGATAATACAGTCACACAATTGACTCAACGCGTCCGAAATGCAAATCTAGCACGATATAATAATCCGGCATACACTGCTATTCACGTAAGTACAAATACATTTGTTAGAACTATAATAGGTTTACTAAATTCTACAAAAATTATTAATGCAATTTGTAATTGGACAACCCCTGGATATTATCAATATGAATGCACTCAAAAAATAACACGACGCAATCCCGGAGGCGTGAAGACAAAATGGGAAAATAAACACATTCAGTTGATGCGCCCACCAACTTATGAAAATGGTGTGCAAGATTTCACTGAACCGAATTTGCCAACCGCTTATCCGCCACCATTAATGTCCATTGTGCCTCCGTTTCGCGGCCCGGCAAATACATTTGTCATTCATGCTTGGATTCCGGGCGAAACGTTCATTGCGGAGGATGGCACGTTGAACCAACGTGCATGCATGGACTACATGTACAAAATGATGCAACTGATCTTCAAAACTGCCGAAAAAAATGCAAGTGACATTGCATCAAAAAAACGCATTTGCATCAAAATTGCGGCAATTGGATACGAATCGAAAGACATGAAAAGCTTGAGAAAAATTAACAGCCCGGAAGATAGACAGTTCATTGGAGATGCATTTTTTTCTGCACTAAGAGATTACAGTATGTTGTACGAAACCACAATTCGCGTGACGCTGTATTATGACACCACAACTCAACAACCGGTCAAGAGGCTATATGAGGATTATGTGAATCAACGCCTGTCGGTTTTGCGAAAATCCGATCTATTGGCTATGGACACAAGTTTGCATTTAAAAATTGCAAACATGGATGATTTTTTTACGCTGAAATGGTATCCAGATTCAGATCAATTGAGTAAAAATGATTTGCTGTATTTTGTGGATTACTGCAGCAGTCCTCGCGCATTCATTGGAAACATGGGCGAATGGCCGGAAAACATTGAAGACGTGATGGATGATGCAATTAAAGGAACCAATCCCCAGCCGTTGTTATCATGTCTTAGTAATGCATTTGCTTCAATAAATAATTTATATAGGGAACGTGGAATCAAAGAAAAAATGGAAAATGTCATGCAGAATCTACAAGCTTGGAATCTTATTCATCCGTTGCACTTCGTAACTGCACCTGTTGCTCCATTAAATCCAATGGGAGGTTTTAATACATTCATGAAAATATTGGATGACTTGTGTGCTGATTCAGGTGCAGGTGGTGCCCCCCAAATTGGAAGTAGCATTCCAAACACGTTGTTGGTGAGTTGGTGGAGGATGACTGCTGCTGCCGGTGCAAATACCGTCATTCCGAGAAATGCCTACATAAGTTCGTTTGACGAGCATGTCATGATTTTGCATAATTTATTGAGCAATTCCAATGATGTTGATTCTATTGGGGTGCGCGCTGGATGGCCCATCAATGCTCCATTCTTTGACAATCCGGATACTACGAATGCACAACACAATTTAAGAAACACAACGGTAAATTACGGACCGTATGTTGTCAATTCATTTGACCGAAATAAAAACGACACATTTGAAAATGCGGTGTATGCTTACACGCAAGCCAAGAAAATTCTCACGCTGTTGTCCAAAATGAAGTACGACGAAATTCAGATCACAAAGGCCAACCATGATAGAATTAAGGATGCGCTTGCCGAGCTCAATGCATACAATGACACCGTAAATATGTCGTGGTCCATGGACGCCAAATTCACGGCGGCGGTGGCCGAGGGCGCGTTCATCCCGAACTCCAGCGCCCTTCACAACCCGTTCATGTGTCCCGTGTTGCTGGATCCCAAGGAATGGCAGTTCATGGACTTTGACGACGTGGGGGTGCGTGAAATTGCCGGCGCAGACCCGGTGTCCTCAATGCTGAAACCGTTCATAGACGCGAAAATTAAGAGGGACGCGAGCGCTGTTGCAACCGGCCGCGCGCTGCTCATTTCAAAACAACCGAATGTGGACCGTTTGAAGAAAAATGTGGGGGTCATTTTGGAAAACATGTTTCACCGAAATGAGCCGATGCGGTATGACGGAAAAAACGCGGTGTTCAGTAATTACGCCTGGAACAACAAGCTCTTCTACAAAAAACGGAACGAAAAGGTTGCATTGCAGCAACTCACGGATGCAAACAAGTCCCCGGACTTTGCCCGGTTGATGGGGCTTCGCCCGTCCGGGAAATGCATCAACTTCCCGCTATTTGTGATTCATCTCACCATGTATCTCCACGCGGGCAATCTGGCGGACATGACGGGCATGGACGTGGCGCGCCTCTCGTGTTCTTTGGATGGAAACATGTTTAAAACCAATGCGCAGATCATATGGGACCAAATGATGAGAAACCTGAAAGAAAAAGAGAAAAATTTCACGGTGGCGCAGGTATTAGGCCGGCTTGGACGCCCAACAACAACGGAAGACTATGGGTACACGGCATATTTTGATATCACCGCAGGCCCCCCCATAGGCTCGGCAAACATATTAATAAACTGCACAAACGCCGCCACAAATCCCACGTTCAAAACAACTAATTATGCAGAACTAAGTAGAATAAACAACCTCATTTCTGATGCAGATTTACTGGCAAACGTAGCATTGTATGATAATCCAAATTTTCAACAACCACATTTGAACTCCATCCCCGCAGGTCCATATAATTCAATTCGTTCTTTGACAAAAATTGCAGAAATATTCAATGATGTAGAAATGCGCGGGGTTGCGGGGGTACCCTTAATCAATCCGCAATTGACTGATGTACAGAATTTTTTGCGGGATCTTACGAACATGTCTAGCAGCGCACAAGCTGGTGCTTATAATCCCGTTCTAATAACACCGAACTGGAATTCACGCTTGGGTTGGAATGCAGCCACACAACGCGAAAGCACGGTGCTCTACATGAATAAAATGGCAAAAAAGAACGGGGTCATGATGAACATTGCTTCGGAATTATTGTCATTGCAACCGGGGGATAAAATAATGATCACCGTTGAAACTGGCAATGTAGTAACAAAAACAAGACAAATTTGGCGGGTCACTGGCAAACCCAAGTCCAACACGATGTATGCTACAATTATTGACGTTCCCGTCACGTATGCAGAAGTGTCTCTGTTGAATGTCCCAGCAAGAGTTGTTGATCGCAATATTGTCAATGATGTCCCTCTAATCGTCACATTGGAACGTTTCGTGCAAGACGAAGAGTTGGATTGATCAAAATAAAAAGGAAAATAAAAATATTTTATTAATTTATATACTCCAATACATAAATTAACAAATTAACAATGACGTGTAAATTGAACGCGTGCACCGAAAAGAGCACCCGCTCGGAGACCCAGCCGGTGATTGTCGTGGGATCCATTCTCGGCATTGGCCTGCTCTGTTACATGTTATTTTATAAACGCGGTAAATGAAATCGCGGCAAATGAAACTTTAGCCAAGGCATTCAATGAATTGCTTCATGCGCACGAATATGGTTTTCATCATGGTGCTCACGGCCTTGTCCACGAAGGGCGGGATGGAAATCACGCCGTCGGGTTTGGACAGCTGCAGTTTGAACTCGTAGTAAAACTGGATGGCGTGCCGGTCCGGTTGCACGTGGATCGTGATGTGGGAATTGTCGGAATCAATTTGCTCGGCGCGCCGGGGGATCAAGTGTTTCAACAACGAGTCGGTTCCTTTGGGAACGTTGGCGCTGCTGATGTGAATGATTTGGCCTTGGCCTTGGGCCAAGTGTTCCTGGTTGGACAAATGCGGCATGTGCGTGTACACGTGCGTGTATCTCTCGCCCAAGCCCATGATGCTCTTGAAAATGAAGAGCAGTTCCGCGCGCGAGGGGTCGCTGGGGTCCGGGAACGCGATGTGTTGCGATTCAAACAAGTCCTTGTTCAGTTCGTACATCATCCGGTAAATGTCAAACGTCAGAAGCGCGTCCATGTGGATTTTGGGGTTCACCGCCTTGAACTCAATCAAATACATGTGGTTGGGTTTGTCGCGGCTTAAATACACCGCGTCCTTGTCGCACGTCAGCGTGTAAATTTGGCTCATTTTTTAAATATATTCGTTTGAATGTATTTATATTGTTTATGCGGTAAAAATACGAGCGAATTCAAATGTCTAATGCCAAGCTCACGGTGTTTTTGTCGGACCGTTGGCGGCGCTTGCTCTTGTGCGGCAGGTGATCGTTCTGCAGCTCCTTCAGGTCGGAAATGCTGATGGTGCTGGTCTTGTCCTCGCCCGTCGTCGGTGCTGGGGGCAATGACTCCTGCTGCAATGACACCGATTTGGTTTTCAGGCCGGAGAGAATGTTGGAAATGTCGGTGGGGCCGCGCATGTCGGGGCGTTTGGACACCGTGATTGCGGGAGCCGAAGCCGAGGCTGAGGCCGAGGCCGAGGATCCCGTGTTCCGGGCGGCGTTTAAATCGGGCCGGTTGCTGGGCCCGGGGGCGGTATTGTTCCCTGCCCGGAACGGCGTGCCCGCATCCGAGTTGGGGTCGCGCACACTGGTGGGAACCGGGGGTGGTGGCGGCCGCTGGTTGGGGATGTAGGGCTGCGTTTGTCTCGGTGCTTGGGGTTGGGGGGCTTGGCCTTGAGGCCCGGGCCCCATCAAATCGCCCATGAAGTTGCCGAACCCGGGGCGGTTCTGCGACATGGAATTCACGGCCGCCGCCGTAAACTGCTGCATGAGTTCCGGGTTCTGGCGCATGATGTCGTCCATGCCCGGCATGGCCGATTTGAACATGGTGTTGGTCATGTGCAGCATGATGGCGCTGCCGCCCAGCTGGAACAGCAGCTTGAGCTCCGGCGCCATCTTGGCCTTGGACTTGTACTTGTCGTGCAGCTCCGAGAAAATGTCGTCGTAGTCGTCAATGTTCTCGTTCACTTGCTCGCTCCAGCCGTCCAGCTTCAAGTCAAACGGGTCAAACTTGTTGTTCAAGTACTCCATGCCCGTGATGACCGACATGAGCATCTTGCCTTGGAACTTCACGCTGTTGCGCCGCTCGCGCTCCTCCAAGTGCGTCTCGTACTCGCCCTTCATTTCCGCGAGGGACGACTCCATGGAGTACTTCTTGGTGAGCGTGATGCCCTTCTGCTCCAGGTCCTCCAGCTTGCGCAGGTACTTGAACTTCTCGCGCAGCAGCTCCTCCTTGGTCATTTGCGGGTTCGCATCCACCGGCACATCCGGGTTCAGTGGCACGTTGTTGAACTTGCCGAACCCGTCCCACGTTTGCTTGTCATCCCCCGCAGATGCGGTTGAACTGCCCAGGTTGAAGCCGCCGTTGCTGCTATTGTTGTTGTTGCCGTTATTGCTGCCACCGAGTTCCACGGAGTCTTCTTTAAATGACACGCTGTTATTAGACCCAGACCCAGATCCAGACCCAATCCCGCTGAAAAAAACGGACTTGCTTGCAGACGACGACGGCATTTGAACATCGCTTAATTCGTTCAACTCGGCTTCCAGCGCATTCAAGTCGCCGATGTCAATGTCACCACCGCCGCCCTTGTTGCCACCGCTTTTCATTTTATCGTTCATGAGGAATTCAAGCCCGCCGCCAAAATTGGACGACTTGTTCCCTCCGAAACGGGAGTCGCTCGGCAAATTTGAAATATCAATCACTTCCTCCATTGCAGCAATATTCTTATGTTTAATTTATATCTTTTAAGTTTAAATCATACGCAATAAACAAGGGACGTGCCATAAGGGACGTGCCGTCCCTTTAACCCTGGCATTGCAAATAAACAAGGGACGTGCCATAAGGGACGTGCCGTAACAAGGGACGTGCCGTGTAATGTGCAAGGGTTTTAGGGACGGCACGTCCCTAACCACCACACGCCCTGCAGAAAGCAGTCGGCCAAGTCGTCCTTCTTTTTGTGCGTTGCGAACTTCATGACAAGCGTTGATTGTGTTGATTGAGTTGATTGCGTTAATAGCAAGGAGCGCGTGATTTCTATGCTGCGTTTTTTTCGGTCGGCATAATCGGCCTTGCCCCCTTCGTCCTCCTCTTTGGAAAACAGCTTCAGCTTGTTTGTGGCCGAGATGAACCGAATGTCCGGCACCCCGCGCATGATGAAGTACTGCGTGATCATGCCCTGCAGCGTTTTCATGCGGGTGGCCAGCGTGCTCAGCTGGTTCTCAATGATGACGACGTCAACCCCGGCCGCCAGGTGCGGCAGCGCGTCAAACCGCCGGTGCATGTTGCGCCCAATCGTGATTAAATCAAGGGACGCCGCAGAAATCACTTTGGGCTTTAAAGACACGCCGACCAGATACTCCGCAGCAATGCTGTCGTGCAAGTGTTGCAACAGCTTCAGTTTACTCTTTTCACACTTTTCAGGAATGGAAACCGAGAGATATTCACCAGAAAATTCCTTTAACTGTTCCAGCGTCATTTTTTTCAGGATTTTTGCAGACGCGATAGAAGGCAGCAGCGGCATCTTGTATCCCGACGCGTTGGCATGACGGGTGCAGTAATGCGTCCCGGAGTGCGCAAATTTGGCCGCGAATTTGCATCCGACGGCGGAGCACACGGGGGCCGCCGCCGGTGCTGCAGTCCCATCGTCGCACAAATTCACGGTGTCCCAAGCCACAATGGAAGCCCGCTGCATCACTTGTTCCGGAGTTTTTATTTCTCCGGCATCAGGGGCGAATTCAAACAAGCAATACGCCAGGTTCTTCATGCCCACGTCAATGCTCAACACTCTTAATGCTTGTGTTGTTGTTGCGGTTGTTGCCGCTACTGCTACTGGTTGCGGGATGTCATACATTCCATCGCATGAAGCCATTGCAGGTGATGGCATGAATATTGGGATTTGGATGTTTTTATACTTGTTTGGGTGCATGCGTTTAGGTGCTTTTGCACCGCGAAAAATAAATATATAGGCTCAGATTATAGTAAAAACATGCATTCAGTCACGCGACAACGGCGCCGATGGTCCGCCAAATACAAGAAAAGCATTGATTGCCGCGCCCCTCGCGGGTTTTCGCAACGTCAGTATTGCAAATACGGACGCAACAATCGCAACAATAATAAGTCCATGCGACGTTAATTATGCGTGGGGTAGCCCTGCATGAGCAGCTCGTTCTGGGTGATGACCGGCGCAATCATGCGCGCCTGCAGCTGTTGGCGCGACAGGTAGTAATTCTTCAGGTCGCTGTTTTCGTAGCCGAAGGGCTGGCTGTTGTCAAGCACGCCGGAAAACACGTAGGGCACGTTGGGCTGCGGCTGAAGCGGGTTGCTCGTGTTGTAGACGCAGTTGCCGCACTGGTTGCACGCCTCCAGCTGGTTGGCCTGCATGATTTGCGTGGCGTTGTGCGTTAGGTATTGGCGGTATTGCGCGTTGGACGTTATGCCGGCCTGCTCCTTAATGCGCTCGTTGATGGCAGCGCCGGGTTGCCAGTCGGCATAGTTGCGTCCGTCTGCCATGATTGGCGGGAAATTGAAATGGATGTTGTTGGATCCAGCGTAGCAAGTGGCCCAGCTCATCGCACTTAAATTGTTGGTATGTGTATAGATGTATAATATGTATAATATAATTGTGTATAATAATTATATTATTTATTTGCACATGTTAATGTTATTGAATTTCTCTCGTTTCACTCAAACAGCATGTGCGCATGATGCGTTCGGTCACGAGATACGGGTCCAGATTGGCCGCGGGGCGCCGGTCTTCTAAATACCCGTGCCCCCGGTTTGCAACATGGCGCGGAATGCGGATGCTGCGCCCGCGGTCGCTCACACCCCACGTGCATGCGTGCATGGAGCTGGTTTCGTGCAGCCCCGTCATGCGCGCCTCATTGAATTCGCCGTAGACGGCCATGTGCTCGGCATGGTTGGCTTCTAATCGGGCGCACGCGTCCATAATCGCATCCATGGACCCACGTTCATGAATGTTGCACCTCATCTTATCGGTGGATGATTCGGGGTTGGACCTCATCTTATCGGTGGATGATTCGGGGTTGCACCTCATCTTCGCCGTGCTGAAATTGGTGTGTCCGCCCGACCCGTTCCACGTGCGCAGCGGCTTGGGATGGAACGTGGCACAGCACCCGTGCTCCTCGGTGATGCGCTGCAGGATGTAGCGCGCCATCCACAGCTGGTCCGACACCTGGGTTGCCGGCAGCGGCCCGATCTGGAACTCCCACTGCGACGCCATGACTTCCGCATTCGTGCCGCCGATTTCAATGCCCGCGTGCAAACACGCCAGCAGGTGCTGGTCCGCTATTTTCCGCCCGAAGCAGCGGTCGCCGCCCACGCCGCAATAATACGGGCCCTGCCCTCCGCATCCGGGGTCGCTTATACTGGCCCATTGATGCGGGACATCTTTTGCTCTTGAAAACAGGATGTACTCCTGCTCAATGCCGAACAGGGGCTCGTCGGTTAAACACGCGGCCTCGGTTTGCGCGCACCGAACGCGGGCATTCGTGGCGTGCGGTGTGCCGTCCTTGTTGTAACAATCGCACAGCACGAGCCATGCATTTGATGCATTGGATGCATTTGATTGAAAAAACGGGTTGCGATACATGGCAACGGGGCGAAGGATGACGTCGCTGTCGGTTCCCGTGGCCTGCCCGGTGGACGAGCCGTCAAACGACCACTCCCACTGGTCCGCGTTTTGAACAACGGTTTCAATGTCATTTATTCCAAGTTGTGCAACCCGGATCTTGCTTCGCACGCCTCCGGCGGCGTCTATCCACACGTATTCCAGAATGGATTTCATTCAAACGAGAGAAAAGGGGAGATAAATTACCCAACAAAAATAAATGAGATATACGATTATGCACCGCTCATTCTTTAAATCATTACCATTATTATTGCAGAAGCTGCACGAGGTCCTTCTTTTTTAGTTTTTGAAGGTCGCCCTCTTCGCCACCCAACCCGCGTTCTTTGGCCAGTTGCCGCAGTGCTGACACCGACATGTTTCCGTAATTCAACTGCATTGCCTTGTTTGACGACGACGGCTTGTACCCAATCTTCAATTCAAACTCTTGGACATCATTGTCCTTGTGCTCCTTGCCGACATGGTCTTGGTCTTGGTCTTCGGACGAAGACGAGTCGTCGTCATCGTCATCATGATCACTGTCGTCGTCGTGATTGTTCAATGCAATCCGGTTGAGAGAAATGATCTTTTTTTGTTGCGATTGATCTTGTTGCTCTTGTTGCTCTTGTTGCTCTTGTTCCTTTTGCTCCTCTTGTTCCTTTTGCTCCTCTTGCTCAATGGTGATGCTATCAACGACATAACTGCTGTCAATGCAAATGGCATCAATCAAAATGTTCTTTTTAAATGATTCCGAGAATTCTTCGTGATAGCCGTCGGGTTGATGGATTTCATCGCCAATGGACCACTTGGACTCATCAGACTCGGACTCGGAATCAGACTCCTCGGAGGAATCCGATTGCGACTCTTGCGACTCGTCGTCGTCGTCGTCGTCGTCATCCGAACTCACTTCAATCAAGCTGCTTTGCGTGATTGTGATTTCTTTTTGGGATGACTTCTGATCGGATTGCGTTGGTTGTGTTGATTGCATTGGTTGTGTTGATTGCATTGATTGCTGCTGCGCCGCTAAACCGCGCGAAATAATTGCCTGCATGATGCGCGCCTGCTCCATTTGCGAATGCTCAATAAGAGAGAGCCGCTGCTTGAAGTAATAAAACACGCCGTATGAAATGACCGCGCAGATTGCTAAACTCACGAACACCGTGGTCGCAACCGAAAACGAAGAACAAGCGCCCGAACCGGTCATTTCCTCAAGTAATTAGTATTTGAGATTTAGTATTTAATATGTCTTACATTCAAATAATAAATAAAATGTCGCTGAACGAACGAACGACGCGGACGAACTTTCAATTCATTCAAAGAGTGCTCAAAATGCGACGCGTGTCGTCCACAATGGACGCGGGGTACTGCAGGTCATACAGCACCTTGATGCCGCCCTTGATGCCCGAAATGCCCGGGCGCAGCGCGTATAAGTATTTGAAATCGTAGTTGCCGCGGTCGGCCACGTCCATGTGCAAATTCCGGATTTTATTGGATCCATTGGATTCCGATTCTGTTGAATTATTCCCGATTTTCTCTCGTTTGTCTGATTCTGATTCTGTTTTTTCTGATTGGAAGAGCTTGCAGAGCTGGATGTAGTGCGTGGTGAGCATGAAGTCTACGTTGTCGTGCTTGGTCAAGTACATGATGTAGCCGTACGCGCTGGCGATGGCTTCATAGGGGTTGGTGCCCGAATACAGCTCGTCAAAAATGCAGAAGTGCCGTACCGGGGGGCAAGGCCCACAGGAACGTCCGCATCCTCCTTTTTCCATTGAAGTTGGGGGTGTGGGGGCTCCCCCAGCAGTAAGTTTGTCCAGAATTTCCTTGCAGCGCCGGGACTCCGCCTGGAACAAGCTGTCGCGCCCCGACGTGTCCGGGATGTTCAAGTAGCTGTGCAGTTGATGGTAGGGGCGGATGCGCGTGCCGGCTTCGTAGAACCCGTGCCCCAGCTGCTGCGAAAACAGGATGTTCAGCATCGTCATTTTGAGAATGGTGGTCTTGCCGGACGCGTTCGGCCCCGTAATGACCAGCCGCTTGTCCAGCGACACCGTGTTCTTCACGGGTCCCAATGCACTAGAGTCATCGCTTAGTGCGGTTGCAACGTAATACCCGTTCACAATTTCCGTGTGATTACGATTGCCTTCTTTGCCTTCTTCTTTCTTCTTATCCTTTTTCTTGTCCTTCTTTTTGTCCTTCTTTTCTTCATTATCTGCTTTGTTTTGGTCTTCGCCGGTAATAAATTCGCACGCGGCCACTTTATTTGACGTAATGAGCTCACCGAAATGCGCCACGTGCTCCGCAAACGCGTTGAACCCGAAACTGTACTGCATGCACGCCGCAATGCGCGCGTCCGAAAACACGGCGTAGTACTGCTGCATGACGTAGCCGATTTGCAGGCACTTCTTCGCCGTGAGCGCGGGCGGGTCAATGCGGTCCAAGGCCGCCACCATGCGCTCCAGCTGCTCCCGGTTTGCTTGTAGGTCGGCGGCAAAGGGCGCAAACGTGCTGCCGCAGGTGAGCGCATGGGCCGCACATGCGCGCATTCGCTGAATGGTGGCATCGGCATACGCGCGAATGGCGGCCAGATCGTCGTGCACGAGGAACGTGTTGCGGTAAAAGCGGTGGCAGGACACCACGTTCTGGTACATTTGCACCACGTAGAACACGACGGACACCAGGATGTAGACGCGCTTGTCCCAGCTGACGGAGCTCATGTCAAAGATGAGCTTGCCGATGGCGTGCTGCGACAGCATCAACTTTATGATGCCGAAGTACGTGGGCAGCGTGATGGGCACGCCCTGCAGCTTCAAGAGGAAGAACGGCACGATGAGCATGATGACGGGCATTAAAAAGGATAGCAAGGGCGAGAAGAGGTTGTACATGCTGTAGCACTGCAGGAACGTGGGCGAGCGGTTCAGCAGATCCAGCGGCGCGTAGTCAATGTAGTTGAACTTGTCGCGGAAGGAGGCGTCGGTCTTGATGCGGGTCCAGATGGCTTCCACTTTGTCAAAATCCGAATCATGTTGCAGGGCCTTGGAACTAGAAATGGAAGCAATGAAGCGCTGGGTGTCCTGCAAGTGCGGCACGCTGGTGGTGAACTGCTTGGCCCACATGCCGAGGTAGCGCTTGGCAAATGCAGACTGCGGCTGAAACACATGGGCGTACATGGGCTCACTGGCACTATTGGATTCATTCGCATCATTGTTGGTGCACTCAATGAGCTCCAGGTCGGACAACACGCTCTTGTCAATGGGGCACAATTGGTCCTGGGGCAAATACTCCATGGGCAACTTGAACGGCGTGTCTAAATGAGCTGGATTTGTTGAATTTGTTGGATTTACTGTATTTGCATTTGATACATGAACCGGTCCTTCTTGTGATTCTTGTGATTCTTTTGGTTCTTGTGATTCTTTTGGTTCCTCTTGCATTTTTGAAATTTGAAGTTTCGCTAAAAGATGCTGTATCATTTTTATAAACTATAACAAATGATAGAAGATAATGCATTGAATTCTACGAAAAATGATTATAATGGAAAAAAGTCTTCCTGATTGGGATGTGGAAGCACATTGTATTTAACTTTAACAACCCCAAAAAAATTCTTATTGGCCTTACCAGAAGCAGGCGCAGAAGCACCAGATACAGCACCAGATACAGCACCAGATGCACTAGACAATACATCAGCAGATGCATCAGATGTATCAAACCCAACCACGTTTCCAGTGGGCACAAATTCCATCATTTCAATTTCAATTCCATCATCATCTCCTTTTTGTGGTTGTTGTCGTGGTTGTTGTTGTTGTTGTTGTTGTTGTCGTTGTATCGCACTTGCAATTTCGGCCTTAAGCGGTTCAGGTTCAATTTGTGCGGAAAACCTTTTTTTGATTTCATCTATTGTGGACCTCACACCAGAATTCTCTTTATCCAAATCCACCTTTAAATGCTCATGCTGATACCAAGGTGATTGTTTTAAAACCAAACACTCAAACTCTTCATCGTCCGGGGGAAGGATGTATAACTGGTTTGCGTCTGTGCAAAATGTCAATAAACAATTGGTCACAGCTTCAACGTAAGATGGGCACCTTAGTTTACCAGTAACGGGGGTCATTGATGCAAGTTGTGTTTCTAACATTTTTATTTTGTCAACATTTTCTTGAGACGAAAAACTAGTGTGTCTTTGTCTCAACTCTTTTAGCGTTTTTTCAGCAGCACGTATTTGACTCTGAATTTGTGATGGGGTAACTATAGTCTCGACCTTTTCAGAAAATAAGTCTTTTGGGGTTTGAATTGCAAATTGAATAAAATATCCATCTCTCATTTGAAAATTTTCAACTGTTATCTTTTTCAATGCACATTTACCAGTGCGAGCACAAAGGTTTATTCGTTGAAAAAAATGAACAAAGATAAAATAAAATGACGGACATATAGCACTTTCATCGAACACAAACCGTAAAAACACATCATATAAACCCAAACTGTAATCAATGTGGACATAAACTTTTACTTGAACCTGTTGCACTTTTAAAAATGCTGCCACACTTTGTGACGGATACATGAATTGAATGAAATAGCCATTTTCATCCTGCATTGGTTCAGAATTAGGGGGGACAATTCCCATGTTGGCGCCTATTTTCTGAATGATTGTTTTACATGCAAGACGATGAGTTAGCAAATTTGGGGCAAAGCATGTTGTGTTTGCTCGTTTTTCAGCAGGACGATCCTTGTTTGCCATGACGTTTTGTATGCATGCATCCGCTGCGCTCTTAAATGTGTCACCTGATTTCAGTTGATTTCGGATATCTTTTACATATACATACTCATCATAATAAACCGAATCCATCCCCGGCCTACTAACCCATCTTTTCATAGTTTCACCGTCAATTCCCACTACAAAATTGCAGCCTGAACCAATGGGATATTGTAATTGGTTTCTTGTGAATTTGAGAACGGCTGCATCACGGGCATCGCGTGCAGCACTACGTTCACCTTTACGTTGAGCCATTTTAGCGTTGCGTTGTTCCGATGTAGCGACTGCTCTCTCACCCAATACACTGACAGCCAAACTTCTTATATCAGCCGAAACGGTAGGGAAGAGACGCATGGCAGTTTCAGCATCCGATAATGATTCGCGTATTAGTCTATTACACTCAGTCATAATTGACTCGCATTGTTTGTCTTGCACATCTTTGCAATACAATACCGAAAAAGCAATAAATTGTGGATGATTTAATTCGGTGGTTATTATACCCAAGTCAGCCAATATTTGGACCGCTCTCTCATATCGTAATTTACCTCCAAAGATTCCGAGTGATTCAACGGTTTTATACTCGGATGTTCCAATTTTAAACATTTTTGTTTCATCGTCATATGTGATGTCAATGCCGGATGCATTTGATTCATTTCTAAAAAATCCGGTGTATGTTTTTTTGCACACGTCGATTATTGCTCCGCCCGTTTGCCTTCGCGTATGACGACGACGACGATGGTTTGTTTTGCGACCACGGGCACGATGCACGTGTTTTTTTGAGCGCTTGATGCGCTTCACTCGCCGGGTGGCCATGGTATGTATGTTATATAAACTGTATAGATAAATAAATAAATGATTAGTATGATTCCAGCAACTGCGTCATGCTTTTTTGCAGACTGTAAAACGCAAAGCCGAACATGGCGCTGGTTGCGATGAGCCCCGTCAAATTGGCGTTTCCGTCCGCGCTAAAGAGGGCCGATGGCAGGTAGCGGAACATGTACCGTTTGACAGCCGGCAATTGAAACGCAAAATACAGGATGGCCAGCATCAGCGGCGACTGAATCTCCTCATAAAATGTTTCTAAAGTATCGGCGCGATTGGCCCCGCGCGTGTTTTGGTTCATGACGCGCTCCAGCGTGGAACTGGTTTCGTGGTCCTGAATGTAGTCCACGTGGCGCTGCGGCTGCGGGACGTACGTGGGCTGCACCTGGGCATCCTGCATCATGCCGCTCGTGTCGCGGGGAATGTCGCGGGACGGCAGCGCGGTCATGCCCGTCATGCTGGCACGCTGCACCCCGCTCACCAGTTCGTTCATGAGCTTTTGGTTGGGCTGCTGGTTGGGATTCAGAGGCGGGCCTTGATTTTGTTGCTGTTGCTGTAATGGCGCTAAATCAGGAACGTTGGGGGAATACGACATGGCGCCCGGTTCTGTTTTTTGAATGACAATGTTTTGATTCTGGGTGTTGGCATTTTGGCCGGATGCGGTGGGCAAGTCGTCAATGCTGGTAGTGTCGCTCATATGTCTTTTATGTATTGCACAGATTCATGTTTCTGCAGTATAACGCAAACCATTTATTCCTAAACTATTTGCTTGCACCTTTGCACTTTGCACTTTGCATAATTTTATTATTATCAATCATGTAAATAATAAAATGAATAAAAAAAGACCGGTTCCTGCAATGAAGTGTTAGAATTTGGAATCAAGTTGGAATCTAGAAGTGAATGTATGCATACCTGTGTTCCGGGGAACATAGTTCCCCGAACCCCTCCTACCGGGGAACTACGTGCCAAGCATTGCGCCCCGAACCCCTCCTCTTAGGGGGGCGAGGGGGGCATTGACAGTGAGTTTCGATCTCACGACCTTGGACCGAAAGTCCATCTCTACCTCTGAGTTATGTCAACATCGGGGAACCCCTCCTCGGAGTTATGAGCCCACAAAGTGAAACGGCGCGCTGCCGCTGCGCCATGTCGGTGATAAGATGCTCCAGTGCCTCAGGGAACTACGTTCCCCGAACCCCTCCTCGGAGTTATGAGCCCACAAAGTGAAACGGCGCGCTGCCGCTGCGCCACGTCGGTGATAAGATGCTCCAGTGCCTCAGGGAACTACGTTCCCCGAACCCCTCCTCGGAGTTATGAGCCCACAAAGTGAAACGGCGCGCTTCCTCTGCGCCACCCCGGTGAAAGGATGCTCCAGTGCCTTGATGCACCAATGCGATGTGTGATGAATATCAGGGAACTACGTTCCCCGAACCCCTCCTCTGAGGGGGGTGTGCTCCAGTGCCTTGATGCACCAATGCGATGTGTGATGAATACCGACGATACGTTTCGATCGTATGTCCTCGGAGTTATGAGCCCCGCGCGCTGCCGCTGCGCCACGTCGGTGATAAGATGCTCCAGTGCCTTGATGCACCAATGCGATGTGTGATGAATACCGGCAACCCGTTTCGATCGAGTGACCTCAGGGTTATGAGCCCTGCGCGCTGCCTCTGCGCCATGCCGGTGATAAGATGCTCCAGTGCCTTGATGCACCAATGCGATGTGTGTTGAATGCCTCCTGGGGGTTTTGATCCACCGACCTCACGGTTATGAGCCGCGCGCTCTGCCTCTGAGCTAAGGAGGTTGATAAGATGCTCCAGTGCCTTGATGCACCAATGCGATGTGTGAAAGATACCGGCAACCCGTTTCGATCAGGTGACCTCGGAGTTATGAGCCCCGCGCGCTTCCTCTGCGCCATGCCGGTGATAAGATGCTCCAGTGCCTTGATGCACCAATGCGATGTGTGATGAATACCGACAACAGGTTTCGATCCTGTGACCTCAGGGTTATGAGCCCTGCGCGCTGCCGCTGCGCCATGTCGGTGATTAGATGCTCCAGTGCCTTGATGCACCAATGCGATGTGTGATGAATATCAGGGAACTACGTTCCCCGAACCCCTCCTCTGTGTGCTCCAGTGCCTTGATGCACCAATGCGATGTGTGTTGAATACCGACAACAGGTTTCGATCCTGTGACCTCAGGGTTATGAGCCCTGCGCGCTGCCGCTGCGCCATGTCGGTGATTAGATGCTCCAGTGCCTTGATGCACCAATGCGATGTGTGAAAGATACCGGCAACCCGTTTCGATCGAGTGACCTCGGAGTTATGAGCCCCGCGCGCTAACCGCTGCGCCATGCCGGTGAAATGCTCCGTTTTACGTCCAGCTTGACGGCGGGAACTGGGGTTGCTGAAAATTCGCAGTGGGGTTTGCAGGGTTGGAACCCGCACCCTCTCAACATGGGGAGTAAGATGTTATTGCTTGGAACCACTACACCATGTCGCACATTCGTTGTGAACTGCTTGAAACCCTCGCATCAGAATGGGTATAGTAAGATGACGACAAACCCAATGAAAAAAATTAATATTTCATTAATGTTTCCTATATTATTTTTTTTTTAAAGCACAACGTCTATGCGCGAATCATCGCATTTCGTGCTATTGACATTGTACACAAAACACTTGCCGTCGTATTTGAACGTGAACTTCTTGGTTTCCGCCATGTCGGGCGCCTTGAACACCATGCAATTGCGCCCGTGGCACGTCTTCCTAAATAAACTGGAAAGACCCAGACCCATTATTATTCCGAAGATAACCCGACTTGCGGAAGAATGAATGAAGTCATGTAGTTGCATATTGCAATGCTAAATGTTTAAGTTGTTTTATACCAATATTATATTTTTGGCAAAAATGTAATTAAATTGTTGCCATTGTTGCGATTGTTGCTAATGTTGATCACGTAACTTGGAACCGTTTGTTTGTTTTCTAAATGGGATGCAACGATGCGATGAGCCCCATCAAGCAGCGTGTATTCTCCATTTTGAAACGCGATCCACACGGGGTTTACATTGCAATTGGTTTGAATTAACTGTGAGTGATACGCCACCGAATCCAAGTCGGACTGCCCCCTTGGTCGGTCGTGTTCGGGGTATGGGGTTGCTGAGAGACGCACCGTCGAATTAAAATTATGCAATTCGTTGCATTTTGATAACGGAAAATGGACAAATGTGCGATGAAATGTGTGACTGTGAAGTGCCGAGCCCAATGAAGAAAACATCCCGATGTGCAATGATGTTTTTACCGAGTCGTTCATGTTGACCATGGTTGGCTCTGTGTTTACACGAGATACATAATTTAATTTAACCGATGTAAACCAGATCTAATGATGTGGGTTCTCTCCTTAATTCAATCAATCAAGTTTGCATGGGGATGGTTTTCAGCGCGTCGTCGTTGGCGGGGCAGGGTTTTTCTTCTTGTTCAAAGCGGAAGCAGTTGTGCGCCTTGTCCCTAAAATTGAAGTGGTCCGCGTTGTCCTGCGTGGGGTAAACCGTGACGATTCTCCGGGTGGGGAGAGAAATGTAGATGTAAAACACGCCGAGTGCGAAACTGACGATGAACGCCGGCCATGAAATGTGGTTGAACACGGACATGACGGACGGAATGATAGAATACTGGCATATTATAATTTTCACTTGCATTTCTCTCATGCCTTGTCTCTCATGCCTTGGCTCTCATGCCTTGTCTCTGGCCTTGTCTCTCATGCCTTGTCTCTGGCCTTGTCTCTCATGCCTTGTCTCTGGCCTTGTCTCTCATGCCTTGTCTCTGGCCTTGGCCTTGGCTCGTTCCTTGGCTCGTTCCTTGGCTCGTTCCTTGGTCCCGTATTTGGTGGTGGGCACGCCGTTGTCCACGATGAACTCTATGAGCTCGTCCTTGCCGGTGTCGGGGTCGTCCAGGTTCGCCACTTCATACACGTCGCCCGTAATTCGCTCCTGGTCCTTGGTCCAGTTCCAAATGTACGCGGCCAGCTGGTCCTTGCGCTTGCGCGCCAGCCGGTCGCGCAGCTGGCGGTTCCGCGCCTCCACCGTGATGCTGGGCACGTCAACCTCAAACTCCAGCTGCTCCAAAGTGTACGGTTTCTGCACCAGTCGGAACGCGTCGTCCCCTAAACTGGGGTCCCGTTCCACCGCGGAATACACGTACTTCGTTTCCATGAGCTTCTGGCTCAGCGGCTCAATCGTGCCGACATAGAGCGCAACCGCATCCCGCACGAAGGACGCATCATCGTCGTTGTGGCTCCTGTTGCTGCTGTGGCTTTTTTGCACCGCGTCCTTAAACGCTTGCACCGCCGCATAAAACCCGGCGGTCAGCGCATCCGCTTCTTCGCGGCGGCCCTCGTTCCGCACCACGTCCAAATACTTTTGCCGGAACCCGCCGTACAGTCCGAGCGCCTGGTCCAACGCCGCGCGGTCCTTTTCAAACTGGCGCAGAGCCTCCTCTTCCGTCACGTAGTTGAACAGCAAATCCAGCTTGGTCTTGATGATTTGGTCCTTCAACACGTCGGCCGTGTGCAGGGACGCGTCGGCCAGCTCCTCTAAACTCATGAACTTGCCCTTGACGATTTCAATGCGCAGCGAGCACGGCTGCGACCGGTTGCCGCACGCCGCGCGCAGCACGCCGTCCTCGTTCGTGAAATGGGTTCCGCCGCTTTGGCCGCACGCCACGCACTTGCGGTTGCGTTTAATGCGCATGATTTTGGCCCGTTTTTGCGACAGCGTGAGTGTGTCCGAGTTTTTCACCGTGTTTTTGTCCTCCTCAAACTTCTTGTCGTATTGGTGCTTGTAAGCGTAGAACTCGTTCAGCGCGTCCACGTAGTCGGACTTGCTCACGTTGGTTATTGCTGCGGCGGACATTTTTTATATGTTGCACACACATTAATTTTATGCGCTTCACTTTATAAAAAGATTTTGCGGTGCTTGATGAGCTCCACTTCGGGCACTTCCCATTTAGGAAGCCCGGTTATGAAATTGCCGCGCGAGGCGGCGTGATTCGCAGCATTCACCATTCGCAATTTAGAGAGAATGTACTCCTGCTGCTTGCGGCGAATGACCACTTGCTGCTCCGGGGTGGGTTTGCTCGCGCGCTTGTAATACAGCAGCGCCCCTAAAATCAACACGAAAAATCCCAGCATGCACAGGTTGAACACCGTGTTGCGATACTCCTCGCGCAACCGGTTGCACTCTTTCAACACGCCGCCGAAAAAGTATTTGACACCGGGCTCAATCAGGACGGGGGCTTGATGATGTTGATTCATTATGATTATTACATTGTGCAATTAAAAATTCAAATTAATTTATACACATTGATTATACTACTACGTCGGGTTTCCAACATAACCAACTCAATGTCTTCATCCGACACCGACACCGACACCGACAACCCCCCCACTGCCGCTCCGAATGGACTTTTAAATTTGTCAATTTATGGCATATGTTCCGTCCTTTACATCATTTTTTATGTTTCCAACCCCGACAGCACCATCATCAAATTCGTGTATGTGATTGCCATGCTAGGGATCAACATCGGGCTCACGAAGTTCATCATGAATCAATATTGCGCGAGCCCCAACATTGGCGTGGTAATCGGGGGGTCGGTGCTGACGTGGGGATTGTTTGTCGTCGTATTCGGTCTCTTGGAAAACTATTACGTGTGGCTAAGACCGTTCGGCAACACCTTTGGTTACTTGGTGATCAAGCTGATGGGCGTGGTGGGATTCATGGACAAGATACTCAAGAAGGACGACGACGGCGGCGATAGAGTCAACAAATACATCAAATACATTCGCAGCGACCCTTGGGGGTTTTTTAGCATGCTCACCGCTAAAACCGGTGAGTCAGTCCCAGATGTATTGCAGGCCGATAAAACATTCGCCGAAATGGGTAATAAATTGAAACAGAGTGAGTACACTCCGGATAATAAAAATCAATTCGTTCGATTCGTGCGAATCAAAGAAAGCGTTGCTAAATTGGTGTTTTACTTGCTGACGCTAAACTTGATGACGGACCTGGCTGCCGTGTTTGTCATGGAAAACACGCCGTGCGTTGTGAACAAGGCCATCATTGATAAATCCACCTCCAACCTCCCACCGGTGGTAACCGGTCCCCCGAAGAAATCAACGGTCTACAAGACCACGGAATAAGGAACGTGCAATAAGGAACGTGCAATAAGGAACGTGCAATAAGGAACGTGCAATAAGGGACGTGCGATAAGGAACGTGCAATAAGGAACGTGCGATAAGGGGGGGACGTGCGATAAGGGGGGCACACGTGCTTATATGCTGAGCATGTTGGGCGTGGACACCCCCAGCACGAGCAAATACGAGAGAATTGCAATGATAATTGCCACGAGCCATGCGGGGACCACCGTCTTTCGCTGGAACCCGATGCCGAACTGGCGTAAACTGCCGTCCTCGTTGTACATGAACCGGGGCTTGAAGGCTTGCACCGCTGCAAATGCGGCTAAAAACACCAGGATGGAAAACGTCGTGATGTGCTGCTTGATGAAGAACTGCATTGTTATGGTTATGGTTATGGTTATGGTTATGGTTATGGTTATGTTATATAAATATTCATATAATATAATGCAAATCATGTTATAAATTTATTATTTTTTCAAATTGGACAATGGGTGCCATGCATCATCATCCATGCCTTGATACTGAAAATACGGGTCCGACCACACGTTGGTTAACACCGTGGTTGTGCCCCAAACTTCGTTGCAATGCAAGCGGGCAAACTGGCGCAGCGTATCAAATGCCACGCCATCCGGCGTGCGAATAATGCGGTTGCTTTCGGCGTCAAACGTGGCGAACCATTCATCGTTATTGCTACTGCTACTGCTACTGCTATTCAATGGAATCAGGTGACGCAACCGCATGCCATCCTTCAAGCGTGCGAGCTGATTCTGCTTGCCCACGTTTCGCTTGCCACTGCCACTGCCAGCACAGCTAGAGCTAGACACGCTTTCAATATCATCGTCATCGTTTTCCGGGATGAGGTCTTGATTGGGTTGATCTTGATTGCCATTGCCATTTTCCTGGATGAGGCCTTGATTGGGTTGATCTTGATTGCAATTGCCATTTTCCTGGATGAGGTCTTTATTGGATTGATCTTGATTGGATTGATTGCGTTCCTGCAATTTTGCAACCGCGGTCGCTTCCTTCACGTACAAGGTTCCGTAATACCAGATGCAGTCCTGACTGTCAAACACGCTGGTAAAAAATGAAGTATTAGTATTCAAAAACGAAGTGTTAAAAAACGTGCTACAAGAAGTAGTACAAGGAATCGCGCGCAAACCGTGCTTGTGCGGGGTGAAACGCGGTTTGCGTATGCCGTTGCCGTTGGAATGTTTAAAAAATGAGGGCATGGGTGTTTAATTGTAGTATGTTGCACAATCTTTATGTTTTTATTCGGGTTATTGATTTTTTATGCCTGCATCCTAAATTTCGGCAAATATTGCCGAAGCACTTTCACGTTGTCAATCGCAATGTGCTGAATTTCGTCCGACCATTCTGTGATAATTTGTGCTTGCTCCTCGTCAATGCGGTCAATCCTTTCTCGGAAAGCGTACCATTTGACGTCATGATACAAATGATGGGTTACGATCTCTTCAATTCTTCCAAACCGGTACCGGAACGCGCGCGCCGTGTCGGTCAACTCCACAATGTAATGCGAATTCGGATGCGGGGTTCCGACATCAATTCTCTCGTACCAGTAGTTGCTGTCGTCTTCGTTTGGAACGATGTGCAAATTGATGCGGCCCATGTAAGAGAACGCCGGATTGGTCTGACAATGGTTCATCGCACAATGTGAGATGACTTCCAGCATGTGGTCGTGCATGATTTCTTCATCCAAATTGAAATCCATTTCTTCTACTATGCGGCTGGTTTCTTCTTCATCCTCTTCGGCAAGGTCCGCGGAGTCCTCGTCCTCGTCCTCGTCCTCGTAAAACGGTGTGCGACACAGCGGACACGTGGCATTTGGGTTCGCTTTGTGCCATTTCAGCAAGCACGAAATGCAAAACGAGTGCCGGCACACGGTGTAAGCGTGATTGGTGCCGGATTGCAGTCCGATTCCGCACACGCCGCAATCGCCGAAGTATGTCATGTCTGTCATGTCTGTCATGTATTGTATGTATGTGTGTGTAGTCAATGTGCGCGCTGGCAAATTCAATTTTAACTTATAATTAGTTTAAAATCATGATTATTAATGTATTCAACAATCATACATCATACATCGTTGCAATGCTTCCATTTGAACTAACCTATTGCAAATGCAAACACCCATCGCAAAAAACGCAGGTGTTTGCGGCTTTAGAAAACCCCAAAATCGGGCTGCGCAATTTGCAGAACTACGTTCCATTTTATCGCCGTTTTTTCTTGCTGTCGGACTCCAACCACAACTCCATCGGATTGAACCACCGTTACCGCATTGATTCCATTACCGACGTTGTTGGGAAAAACACGGTCAACGTGGCACTGCAGCTGCAGCAGCCGGATTCCGAAGATGGGCCCGTTTTGAAAATGCCCGCATTCATCAAGTATTCGCCCCTGCTGGATCCCATTAAATACTTGTCCGGGAAATACGACATGCAGTCGCCGGATTTGCTGGCGCTGCCCTCATTTGCGCCCGCCACGGAATCCACGACGCACCAAAAAAAAATGCACGATCCGAACAATTCGTCTTACGTGGATGCATTTTTCACGCATTTGTCCAGCCAAACGCTGCACGCGCACGGGTTTGTGCACGGCCTGGATTTTTACGGTTCCTACTTGGCAAACCAGACTGAATTCACGGTGAACGTGTTTGACGAGCTGGAGTATTTTAGCACCTGCAAATTCTTCATGACGAACAAGAGCGTGCTGTTTCGCATGGACGATTTTCCGTCCGACTTGTTTGCCTCCTCTCGTTCCGAATCTTTGAGAATCAAGCCCAGCATCAAGTTGGGCAACGACGCAGAAGACATCGTCTTGGAACTGGACGCTTTGAATTCAAACAGCGACGACGTGTTTGAAGACCTCCCCGTGACGGCAACGGCCCTTGGAGACCTTGCAGACCTTGCAGACCTTGCAGACATTGGGGACATTGGGGACATTGGGGACATTGGGGACATTGCGGATAATGTGAATAACGAGGAGAAAGATGAGAACGAGGAGGACAGCGATTCTTGCTCGTCTCGGTCATCGGCGTCGTCGGATGGCATTCACTGTAATAACCATAATCGCGACAAAAGCAGTAAAAGCAGTAAAAGCAGTAAAAGCGATAATAGCGATAATAGCGACAACGACGACGACAACAGCAACAGCAGCAGCAATAGCAATAGCAACAGCAACAGCAGTAATAGCAGCGACGACGAAGTGCACAATGCGCACATTTTCAACTTCCCGGTGCAAGCCATCGTCATGGAAAAGTGCGACAACACGCTGGACAGCTTGATGTATGGCCGGAACGAGATGACCGAACCCGAGTGGACAGCCACGCTGATGCAGATCATCATGACGCTCGTCGCGTATCAGCACATGTTTTCATTCACGCACAACGACTTGCACACGAACAACGTGATGTTTGTGAAAACCGAAAAGAAGTTCTTGCACTATCACTACAACGGGGTGTATTACCGAGTTCCCACGCACGGCCGCGTCATGAAAATCATTGATTTCGGACGCGCAATTTACAAGTACCGGGGCCAGACCATGGTGAGCGACAGTTTTGACCTCAGCGGGGACGCTGCAACGCAGTACAACTGCGAGCCCTACCTGAACCCGAAAAAACCGCGCCTGGACCCCAACCCCAGTTTTGACTTGTGCCGCCTGGCGTGCTCGCTGTTTGACTACTTCGTGGAAGACATCCGAGACGCGGACGAGTACGCCGAGACGCTGAAAGAAAGCCGGGTCGCGCGCATGGTCGTGGAGTGGTTGAATGACGACAAGGGGCGCAACGTGCTTTACAAGAAGAACGGCGACGAGAGATATCCCGAGTTTAAACTGTATAAAATGATTGCGCGCACCGTGCACGGCGCCGTGCCGCACGAGCAACTCAGCAAGCCCATATTTGCGCACTTTGCGATTCCGCGCAAACAAATCAAGGGCAATCCGCACATCATGGACATTGACGCGCTGCCATCCTACAAGGACGCTTTAACGCAACCCAGTCAACACAGTTAATAACATTAATATTTAATATTATATTTCCACATGATATAATACACATTCACATTTCATGTCCGTTGCAATTGATGCGCATGAGTTGAGAGACTATTTGCACCGCACCAAGGACGACTGGAATTACATAACGCCGATGGATTTTTACAACGATTACGTCGTGAAAAAAAAGGACTACTTCTTGATTGATTTGCGGAGTGAAACGGAATACAATAAAATGCACGTCAAGGGCGCCCGAAACATGTTTTGGATGAACATATTGGACGAAAAGAACTTGGCCAAGTTGCCCAAAGACAAGCCGATATTTTTGATTTGTTACGTGGGACACACCAGCAGCCAAGTGCTGACCTTGTTGAAAATATTAGGGTACAACGTCACCTCCATCAAATACGGCTACGGCTTGTCCCCCGTGCAAGGAGTGCCCGTGGCGGGATGGCTGGACTACGGATTGCCGATCGTGCGACGTAAGGCAATGACTCGTCGCCGCCGAACGAACCAAACCAAAAATGATTGAATGACAAATGCCGTAATTATGAATTTAAATGCATCATTATATGTATTATCATATAATTCATATAATTATCATATAATTATGATCACGATTGCAATGAACGGCGGCCTCGGCAACCAGCTGTTCCAGGTGTTTGCCGCGCTGGCTGCGGCCATTCGCAACGGGGACACGTGTTACTTCCTGCACACCGTGCGGGATGCCAGCGGGAAACGAGGCACGTATTGGCACACCCTGTTTCACGCGCTGAGACCGTTGACGGTGATTGCCACGCAGGCCAATGTGGTGCGGTTCATGCAGCTGCCGACGTACCAAGAGCCGGGGTTCAACTACACACCGCTGCCCCGACAAACCACGATGAATTCCACGCCCCTGAAGCTGGCGGGCTACTTTCAAAGCGAAAAGTATTTCGCCGACGTGCGAGACGACGTGTACGAAAAACTCCAGCTGCTGGAGCAACAACGACGCGTTCGGGACATGTTCAAGGAGAGCGCGTGGTTTTCGTGCGATGCAGCCGCCACCGTTGCCATGCACTTTCGCATCGGGGATTACAAGGCCATTTCGGACAAGCATCCCATTTTGACGCTGGAGTATTATCGGCGCGCTTTAAACCATGTGATCCAGCACGTGGCAATAAACGACGTGGCAATAAACGACGTGGCAAACCACGGAAAAATCAACGTGCTGATTTTCAACCAGGAGTGCGACAACGCGGTCGTCCTGGACCACATGCAACAGTTGAGCACGAGCGCCGAATTTGCGCACCGGTGCCGGTTCCACAAAGTGCCCGACATGTTTGAAGACTGGAAACAAATGCTGCTCATGAGCGTGTGCGATCACAACATCATTGCGAACAGCACGTTCAGTTGGTGGAGCGCTTACTTGAACCAGAACCCGGGCAAAATCGTGTGCTACCCGGGCACGTGGTTCGGGCCTGCGCTAAAAAAGCACGACACGCGCGACTTGTTTCCAAAGGAGTGGATCAAAGTCAATTCACTTCTACCCCCCTGTCTACCCCCCTGTCTACCCCGCTGATCACATCTTGACGTTTAGGTAGTCCGGACGCTAAACCAAGGGCTTTATCTAAATTACCCATTATTAATTCATGATTGCTCTGTTTGAGCTGATCATGAGCTAGCTGATCGTGCAACCTTTTAGTAATATGTTTAGCATCTATCTCTGTTTTCTCAAACGAGGAGATTCGTGTTGCATCCCTCGGCGGCAATGCTTCTTCTTGATCAGTTGGGCATTCAAATCTACGGTTAGTGAATTTCTTACGAAGTTCAGGATAATCAAGAATATACGGTTCAGTTATAAACAATTTGCAAAACTGATGAGGACTCAACATGATTCCTTTGGATGTGTATGTAAATTCCCCTGGGTTTGTGAAAGAATCAAAATTAGGATATGTCTTCTGCAGTTTCGTAATGAATTCATGATATCGCCCATCCTTTGCAAAAACTAGTAAATCCATGAATGTTTCATTATTGCCTCCAATTAACCACCACTGTGGCTTCTTGTCATGAAGTTTAACTTTCACATCTATCCCAGATCCCCCCCCAAACATTGGGTTTTTATCTGCAGTAATGAATGAATCCCATCCCAAAATCCAACCGCCCGTTGTTTGGCGACGTGTTTTAATGGATCGCTTAATGGCTCGCTTATTGGCTCGCGGTCGCCTAATGGTTCGCGGTCGCTTAATGATTCGCATTTTATAATATGCAAATAAATTATTTTCTGCATAACTTAATGCATCAGTTTCATCGTTGCGCAAAACTTGTTGTAGTGGCGGTGCCCTTTATTTAAAAAAAATGAAACAACTTAAATTGTAGTTGCTTCATATGTGCAATCATTGCAATCCAATGCAATCCAACAGCAGCGCAATCCAGGGCATGTCTCATGCCATTTGTCCCATTCCAGGTGAACCCGAAGGAACGTACGCAGTTGTGCGGGTATTGAATGTGCCGGACGAGGATGGTACAATAAACGTGAATCCCGACACGCCGTTGCACTTGTGCGATCCGGCCAAATTGATCACGCAGCACCGTCTCGGCAATCATGAACTGCCGCATCGCACGATTGACCCGGCCATGTATGAATCATCCGAGATAGAGTGGTACGGGACCGGCATTCTGCCGCCGCCAATGTACATGTGCTTCATCATCGAGCGCAAGTGTTACCTGTGCGGCGACATACAAGATTCCAGCGACGACATCCACGGCGAATGCACCGAAAATTTCAAAGAGGGGTACCGGTATTGTGACGATTGTGCCCCGTACTTCCGCCAGGCTCTTTACAACCGGTTGGCACCCATTTGGCGGTTCCGGCTGGAATCGGAGCGCGCCGACCAACGCCGGATCCCCCTTTGGGTGCATCGGACCCGCCGCGACGAATTCGGCAAATCGGACCGCACGAATTCGGGGCGGCCGTTCCGATACACGCGTTGGTTCGTGAGTTCGTGGATCACCATCAAGTCCGTGAATAAGCATGATCCAAGCGTGGAACCGTTTGAAGAAGACCTCGTTTGCGTGGAAGAATGGATAAGCGGAGCGACAAACAACGTGGTAAGCGGAGCGACAAACAGCGGATCAGCGGAACCCATGAGCAAATACGTGTCCGTCATGGACCTCTTCTTTGCGAACCGGGGCTCCCTGACCGAGCCGAATTACGACCCGAATGCGGACGATCCGCTGAACCAAATTCGGCACCTGACGCTGGATGAAAAACGGGCAATCATGCAGCGAGAATTGACGCCATTTGAATGAATGAATGAAATTCAATGAAATTATTTATTATAAATTGAATACAACCGGATTTGTTAGACTCACAATATGCAACGAAAGTATTTATGAACATAACAAAAATAACAATATCGGGAAAATGCATACGTCATGCCAATCGTCCATGTCATTTTCATCATCATGGGGGTTGTATTTGGAATCAGCACAATTGCGCGGTGTTACATCATGTGCTGCCGTCCGAAAGGCAGCGAAAACGTGTAACGCACGCAGTATATAACGAAGTAACCGTGTAAACGAAGTAAACGTGTAAACGAAGTAACCGTGTAAACGAAGTAACCGTGTAAACGAAGTAACCGTGTAAACGAAGTAAACACATTGCCGAATAAACGGAATAAAAACAATAATTTAATGCATGCATATTATATCTGTATTATCTATTATCTCTCAATATGGTCCGTTCAAAACTGAATCCAGACGTCAACTATCGGGAGTTCAAGCAGCTGGAGCGGGATGACGCCGACTATGATGCCACCCTCTATGAAATCGAGCTTTTAGGCAAAGAGATTCGCATCGCAATCGGCCGCGGCAAAACGGACAAGAAGGGCCTTCTGTATTACCCCATGTACTTGATCAACACGGACGACCGGGTCGTAAAGCAGATTGGCGTGTTTGAAATCCGCGCGGATCAAGCCAGCGACATGCTGGACGATGACGACGACCTGGACATTGACAAGCTGCCGCACCCGCTGATTTACTCGTTCGTCACGGCCGCCATGTTGGAGGCCGACAGCCGCGGCAAGAAGGCACCGATTGTATTAGAAGAAGAAACGGAAAAGGAAGAAGAAGAAAAAGAAGAAGAAGAAGCAGCCATCGCTACTGCGCCGGAAGAAGAAGAAGTCGCACCGGAAGAAGACCAACAAAAGCAAAAACACAAAGGCGACGACGAAGCGCTGCGTTCCAAGATGAAGGCGCTGGCCCTGCCGCCCCAGACCAAGGAGAACGCGCAGGCCGAGCACGCGGAGTACAAGAAGCAGCCCGACCAGCCGTGGATCCAGACGCACATGCAGAACAGCAATTTTGGAATCAAGGACAACGAAGGCGGCGGCGACTGCTTGTTTGCCGTGATTCGCGACGCGTACCGCAGCCGCGGCAAGTACGTGGAGGTGCCCGAACTCCGGCGCAAGTTGGCGGCGGAAGCCACCGAAGACGTGTTTCAAAACTACAAGGAGAAGCACACCATGACCGCGGACGCCATTGAGAGCACGTCGGTGGAGATGCGCGCGTTGGTGGCGGCAAACGCGAAATTAAAGGAGCGTCTGGAGCGCACCACGGAGGCCAAGGAGCAGCAGGCCGTCATTGCCGAGTCGCGCCGCAACGCCGCGCGGTTCAAGCGGCTGAAAGCCGAACTGGCCCTCAGCAAGGAGCTGCTGCAGGATTTCCACTTCATGAAGCACGTGAACACGCTGGAGGATTTCCGCGAGATGCTGAAGTCGTGCGCGTTTTGGGCCGACACGTGGGCCATTTCCACGCTGGAGCGCGTGCTCCGCATCAAGCTCATCATTCTGTCGTCCGAGCGGTTCCACGCGGGGGAAACGGGCGGCGTGCTGCAGTGCGGCCAGCTGAACGACCGCGTCCTGGAAGACCAGGGCACGTTTGAGCCCGAGTTCTACGTCATGGCGGAGCACACGGGCTCACACTACAAGCTCGTCACGTACCGCGGGGAATCGCTGCTCACGTTCCGAGAGATTCCGTACGACATAAAGGTCATGGTGACCGAGAAGTGCATGGAGCGCAACGCGGGGCCGTACAATCTGATCCCGCAATTCCGCACGTTTCGCGAAGAGGAGCTGGGACTCAAGGGCAGCCTGGAAGAGGACCCAGGCCAGGGCCGGGCCGCCCGTGCCCATGCCAGTGCCACCCATTCATCGCCCAGTGCCGCCCATTCATCCGAGCCGCTGTATGACGACGCCACGGTGTTCCAGTTTTACAGCAAGAGCATGGACAAGCCGTTGCCGGGCACGGGGACGGGTGAAACCATTGAGCGCGCCGACATTCCAAAGTACGCCGAGCTGGCGAAGGAGTCGCCGCAGTGGCGCAAGATGTTGTCCAACTTGTGGGAGCCGCCGGGCGACGACCGGGCCAAGGCGCTGTTCTTATTAGACGACCACAAGTGGCGCACTTTAGAGCACTACATGCAGGGCAGCAAATACCGCAAGGAGAACCCCAAGCATTATCTGCAATTCTCTCTGGATTCGGATTCGGACCTGTCCAAGAGTCCCGAGTTGGCACAAACCAAGGGCAAGGACAAGGACAAGGACAAGGACATCCAGATGGATGCGGACTACGGCGCGCGCGAAGAAAAGGAGCGCGAGGACGCGCAGTACGCCAAATACAGCCAGAACTCGTATTTGGCGGACATGTTGCTGCACACGCGGAACGCCAAGCTGGTGCAGTTTAGGCGCGGCAAGCCGCCCGTCGTGTGCGACGAGCTGATGCGCGTGCGGCACCGGCTGCAGCAAGAAAAGCGCAAGTAACAATCGTAACAATCGTAACAAAATTACAATTCAAATATAATGAAGTCACAATATATCATTATGTTTAATTCGTTTGACAACACTGGTTACAAGGCGTTCAAAGGCCTGTATTTGGACATGCAGCACGCGCACGCGGAATGCAAGTCCCAGCGGTTGGAACCCACGGTTCAGACGGTGGACACGTGGAGGAAGTTGCCGCTGCCCGCCGACATGCGAAAGCGACTGAATGCAAGTGCGAATGCAAGCGCGAATGCAAACGAATTCTTCCCCGAAAAAATTCAGCACCACATCTTGAACGCCCCGAGCGTAGCCGTGACGTACCGATTCAACGCGGGTGGTCGCCGGGTGGTCCTGCATTTCGTCGTGTTTAATAAACGCAAATCCGATTTAAATATGAGCAAAATGTTGGAGCGCGCCAGGCGCGTGTGCGCGCTGGTGCACTTGGTTTCGCTGCACGCCTCCCGTAGCACGTGTTCGTCCGAGCTGTGCATCTACATTTACTTGACGGAATTTAAGAAGCGGTTCCCGACGCGGAAGGGCGAGACGCTGGACGCGGAGCACGTCAACACGGGCATGTCGTATCACTGCGCCAGGGACAACGACGTCGTGGTGTACCGCAAAGAGGAGTGGTTCAAGGTGCTCATTCATGAGCTCTTTCACGCGCTCGGGCTCTCCTTCATTGAGTCGGACGTGCCGAGCGGCGTGCACGACGGCATGCAGCGCGCATTGCAGCGCATGTACGCCATTTCGCACCCGGTGCGCGTCTACGAAACGTATTGTGAAATATGGGCGCGCATTTTGAACGCGGTGTTTGATTGTTTCACGGAGGAAGTTGGGCGCGATGCCCGGGACCTGCACTTGCGGGTGTTCATGGAGTGCGTGTTGCAGCGGCTGCACGCGGATGCCACGTTTGCCCACGCTCAGTGCGGGAAACTGTTGCACTACATGGATTTGACGCACGACAACATTGCCAACCCCACGCCCACCAACCGCGCCTTGGTGGCTGAAAAATACCGCGAGAACACCAACGTGTTTGCGTATTACGTGCTGACGTGCATTTTGATGCACTCCGTCGACGACTACATGGCGTGGTGTTACAAAAACAATCCGTTCCGGCGGAGCAAGCCCCGTCCCAACGTGCTGCAGTTTCGCACCCTTCCGTCCAATTTCAACGGCTTCATGGAGCTGCTGAACCATTGCAGGCAGCGGTGCCCCGCGTTCACGCCCGAACTGGTGGGGGGAGATGCCGACGTGCTGGGATCGTCCATGTGCATGACCCGGCCCCACCGTGTTAATGAAAAAATTGATTTAAATTAATCCCGATGACGGACACACAGCACACAGCGACAGCAACAGCAATCCATCATGGGCATCAAGAATTTGAATCAATTTCTCCGAACCGAATGTTCCGACGCAATCAAGACCATCGGATTGAACGAGTTGTCGGGGAAAACCGTGGTCGTGGATGCAAGCATCTTCATGTACCGGTTCGTTGCGGACAACGCGCTGATGGAAAACATGTATTCCATGATGTCCTTTTTCAAAATAAACAACGTCACGGCCGTGTTCATCTTTGACGGCAAGCCGCCCGAAGAAAAGCGGAAGACGCTGAACAAGCGCCGGCGGTCAAAACACGTCGCAGAGATGCAATACAACCGGCTGCTTCGGGAAAGCGCCCCCACCAGTGCGCAGGACTCCCGGGTGCAATTGCGCGCGCTGAAGGTGCTTCGCCGCCGCTTCACGCGCGTTAGTGACGACGATTTTCAACGAGTGTGGGCCCTCATGCGCGCGATGGGGGTTTCATACATTGTGGCTGAGGGGGAGGCGGACATACTGTGTGCGCAGATGGTGCTGAAGCGCAAAGCGTACGCGTGCGTGTCCGACGACACGGATTTGTTCGTGTACGGGTGTTCCCGCGTGCTGCGACACATTAACTTGTTTGACCAAACGGGCACCCTCTACGACATGCACAAAATTTTAAACGTGTTGCACATCACCATGACCGAATTTCGCCAAATTTGTGTCATTTCGGGAACGGATTACTATTCCGGTTCCATCAACCTCAAGATTGCACTGGAATGGTTCAACCAGTACAAGAAATGCAGGGACGAAGCCGAACTACGCGAGGACGTGTTTGCACCGGACTTTTACACGTGGCTGCACCACACGCATGATCGGTTCAACTACGACACCGCAATGACGGTTTACAAGATGTTTGACATTTCAACCGCGCCGCCGTTGCACTGGGGGGACATGCACACCACCACCCGCGATGAAACATTATTACGCAAAATCATGGCGCAGGAAAATTTCATATTTGTAAATTAACGGTGGTTTTCCGAAAAAAATTGAATGCTTTTTTTTTCAAACAGCAACAACAACAACAACAACAGCAACAACAACAGCAACAACACAACAAACATGTTTCGCCGACAACAACAACAACAACAACGACAACAACAACAACGACGCGCGGAAATCCCCATTCGCGTGCAAGGAGCCAATGAACTCAAGGATTTCCTCCAAATGTTCGGCACCCTCTGCCAAAACGTCCGTGACGAATTTGAAACTGATCTGCAGAACCCCCTCGCGCAGGTTGCATTCAACAAATCGTCGGTTGGGTCGTTTGAATTCCATGCGACAATGTGCCGCGTTTCGCACAATGACTTCATTCACCGCCTGCGACTTCATGGCGAATTCACTGCTGGCGATTCGGCGCTCACCTCCTGCTGTGCGCAACTCGAAATCATTCGCAAGATGCTCGTGACCAACAAACAGGACAAAACCACAAACACAAACCAACTGCAGCGCACCATTCGCGCTGTTCGCGCCGCTCTTCGCTCTGCTCTTCGCTCGGATCCCGATGATTGCAGCCTTGAACCCGAACAAGAACCCGACTGCATCATTCAACTGCAACTTCAAAAAGAAAAGGTGAAGCAACACCACAAAACGGTTTCGCGCAACCTACTGGAACATGCGCACTTGATCATTGTTTCGTGTTGGCGCCACATTCATGCGCAAAAAATCGCAGCACAAGACACAATCGGCACAATCATTCATCATGCGGAAAAATGCCGCGCGTTCATCACAAAATGCCAACACCTCGCGTCCATTGAAAAATCCACCGCCGAATGGTGGTTTGAAGCGCACCCCGAACACGCCAAGGACCATCGGGTTTCAATTTCACCAGGCGAAACGTTCAACTCACTCCACCTGAAATTCAAGGCATCCGACCCGTTTCAATTCACCGCCACCCTCCCCCTACACATCATCGTGCACGATCCTCAATTCAATCAAGTGTTCAACGGCACCATGGACCCCACACTCGCAGATGCAATCTTCTGATTTGAAAAAGTATTTGAATGATAGTAACAAAAATAAAAAGCAGAAAAATTTGTTTTTTATTTTTGGTTTTGCATTTATTGTATTGCATTTTGTATTGTATTTTGTATTGCATTTTGTATTGTATTTTGTATTGTATTTTGTATTGTATTTTGTATTGTATTTTGTATTGTATTTTGTATTGTATTTTGTATTGTATTTTGTATTGTATTTTGTATTGTATTTTGTATTGTATTTTGTATTGTATTTGGTTTTGCATTTATTGTATTGTTTTGTATTTGGTTTTGTATTTATTGTATTGTTTTGTATTTGGTTTTGGGTTTGTTGTGCGGGGGGGCTTTAAGCATTGGCAGTGACAGTAGCGGCGGCAGCAACTGCCTTGACAGCAGCAGCAAAGTGGGGAGACATGTACCTCTGAAGGTTGAAGTAAGTGAGTTCCTCGCCCTTCTTCAACTTGAGAAGAGACTTCAACTTGGTGTCAGGGTTGATGCGGCGACCGTTCTCCTTGTCCTGCAAGCTGTTGTTGCGGATGTAGGCGTTGATCTCGCGGGTCACCTCGGTCCTGGCCATCTCGGCGCCGTCGGTCTTGCCAAGAAACTCGGCCAGCTCCTTGGAAATGAGGGTGGGCTTCACGAAACCGGAAGGGGCACGGTTGCCAACCTTGCGGCGCTTCTTGGCGCTGGCCTTCTGAGCAGTGCGCAACTCCTTGACGGCGTGGCGCTCAAGGGCACGGAGTTCGGAACGAAGAGAGGCCGCAAATGCAACAACCTGCTGCAACTTGGAGGAAATGGAGGCAAACTGTGAAGAAATTAAAGATTCGGTGGAGGGGGCAACGACGGCTTCATCCGCGGGGGCGGCATCGGTGGAGGAAGCGGCAACAGGAGCAGCGACAGCAACGGTCTCCTTGGGGGCCTTGGGAGCCTTGGGCTTAACAACCTTGACAGGGGTTGCAGCAACGGGGGCAGCAGCAGCAGCAGCAACAGCAGTAGCAGCAGGTGCGGGAGATGCAGAAGCAGAAGAGGAAGCGGGGGCGGTAGTCGCCGAGGTCTTGATTGTCTTGGCCATGATTGGTTTATACCCTACATACAGATGTCTTTTTAAGCCGTTTTACGAGTTAAATGTTTATGCACGGCACAAGCATGTCAATTGTGCACATAAGCAACCGATTCATACAACCATGGCATGGCGATTTGCGCGGGTTGACTGACAAGCGTGAGTGCAGACAACACGTAATACGCCCCCAGCGACTGGCTGTCGCGATTGACGCCCGACGTCACAAACATGCGCAGGAGGTGAATGCATTGGTGCTTAATTACGTCCGGGTCGGGGTGCATGTATCGCAAATCCACTTGCACGAACGGGTTGCCGTGGGGAGGGCAAATTTCCAGTTTCAGTTGCGGCATGATTTGCGCTCGGTAGTTCCAAATGTCGGCCAGCTCGCGCATGAACCGCATGATTTGCACGGGGCTGAGTTCGCTAAACCACGCGGAATCCGCGTAGTGCCCGTGTGAATTTATTTGCTGAAACACGGTGAACAGCAGTTGGTCGTCCTGCTCCTGCATGGAAAGCACGGGTTCGGGGTCTTCTTCTATTTTGCACGGCACCCCAATGATGTCGGTCAGCCGTATTTTGCGGTGCATTTGACGGCGCAGCGTGGTCGGAAATGGCATGCGATTATAAGGGTTTGACGGCACGGGATGCCCGTTGTTCCATTCGGTGTCGTAATACGTGTTCAGCGACATCACGTCAAACCCGTACACCATGCCGGCATCGTCTTTGAAACTGATGAACTGGTTGCGCGGAATGTCGCGCATGTGCTCCATGCTGTAAAAATCGGTGTCGTTCACGCACGCCGACCGGTCGTTGTACGCCGGCCCGCTCATGCAAGCATGCATCTTAATGAAGTTGCGACGAATCATGCGCTGTATCCGTTGGGCAAAATGCGACTGCATTAAATGCGCGTGCACGCGCGCCTTCAATTCGGACTTGGTCCCGCTGCATTTGATGCCGTGGTGCTTGCATATGTCCTTCAGAACAGTCACTTTGTATTCGGTTTTGGCAAAAATGGCGTGGTCTGAAAATTCAGGAATCCTCAACGGTTGGTTGTTGTTGATGATTTTGTTGTTGCTGTCGTGGTTGATGATTTTGTCATGTTTTCTTTTTTTTGGAAGCGTGTCTGTTTCCGGTGTGTGTGCCATGTGCGCCTACTGATAGTTTGATATTACTATAGTGCGCACATTTTTTTTATATCTATTCCCATTCAACTAATCTAACATGCCCATGCCCATGCCATCTTAAGGATGCCGATGCCGTTTATTGAAAACTGAAAACAACTTAAACTTTTTATATTATGACAATGCATAACCCCTGCCAACATGAAATTCGTTCCTTGTTTCTTATTGGCGTGCACCCTGGCCATGGCCGCCGGCATTCCAGTCGTCCATGAATTACCTATAACCAAAACCAACACCTCACTGGCAAACATCACCTCTCATGTGACCGAAGCAAATGAAACTGTAGTCGTGGCAAATGTAACTGAAGCAAATGAAACTGTAGCCGAAGCAAATGTAACTGGACGCCACCTGTTGCTATCTTTATTAAAAATGTCCAAGCCTGCGCCTGTAGCTAAGCCTGCTCCTAAGCCTGCTCCTAAGCCTGCACCTAAGCCTGCTCCTAAGCCTGCACCTAAGCCTGCTCCTGCTCCTGCACCTAAGCCTGTTGTGACTAAGACTGCGACTGTTCCTAAGCCTGTTGTGACTGCGCCTGTTCCTAAGCCTGCGACTGTTCCTAAGCCTGCGACTGTTGTGACTAAGCCAATTGCAGTCAAGGCAACCATTGCTGTTCCGATTGCATCTGCTTTTAAAATTTCAGCGGTATTAAGCGACTGGGTTAAAACCCCCAGCGGCGCATCCGCTGCCACTTTCTGCACTTCACTCGGTGTCCAAAACAATGCCGACGTGTACGGCGGGTGCTTGGAAGACATGCGCGTCACCAAAAGCGAGGCGATTGCCAAGGAAAGCGCCATTACCGCAATGGAGTTTGCGGCCAAGGACAACACGCCGTCTCCTAGCACCCGGTTCTGCGTGGCAGCGGGCGATCCCCACTGCACCAATTACGACGGCGATTTCTTTCACATTCAGGAGCCCGGCGTTTACACCATCGCCACGTCGCGCGACGGCGTGTTTGAGGTGCAGGAAAAGATGCGCAAAAACGGCGCCAACAAGGTCGGCGTGCCGTCCTGCATGACCGGTGCCTTGGTGCGCTACAAACAGCTCTCAATTGAAGTGGATGTGGCCAATTTCAAGAAGATTCGTGTGAACGGTGCTGAAATTGATTTGAAGCGGGACGAAACCGTCAAATACGGCGGCGTCACCATTCGCCACGGAAAACAAAACGTGGAATGGCGCGGTGCAAAGGATGTGACCGATGGACTGAAGATGACCACACCCGAAGGGTTTGGAGCAATCGTCATTGGTGGATACTGCGGTGTTCTGGAAACCAGCGTGCCCAAAACTCATTACGGCAGAATGGGCGGCATTTGCGGCAACGCCGACGGCGCCAAAAATGCGGCCGACTACTTTTCACCCAGCGGCGAACTCATGGATGTGAACCGCGGCGCAAAGCAGTGGGAAATGTCCGGATACAACGGTCCCGCTTCCCCGTTATCCAAATGGCAGCTGGCGTGGAAGCCCGTCGGCTCGCGCTGCTACTTTGCGGCAGGATGCGAGGCCGGACCCAACGTTCCCATTCAAGTCAAGGCTGTTCCAAAGGTTGAACCAAAGGTTGCTGAACCCAAGGTTGCTGCTAAGGTTATTGCTGTTCCAAAGGTTGAACCAAAGGTTGAACCAAAGGCTGAACCAAAGGTTGTTGTTGCTGAACCAAAGGTTGAACCAACGGTTGAACCAACGGTTGCTGAACCAAAGGCTGAACCAAAGGTTGTTCCAAAGGTTGCTCTTGCTGAACCCATGTTCAAGTTTTATGGAAATTATTGCGGGCCAAACTATTGCGGTGGGCAAAAATTCAAAGGCGCGGAAGGGCCAGCCTGTCAGTGGGGTGTCAGTCCCACCGATTCGCTTGACGCGTGTTGCAGAGCGCACGACCAGTGCTGCGGATTGAATCGCAGCGCCAACTGCAATAAGGAAATTTTGTCCTGCCTCAACACCGTGAAGTGTCAAGACACAAAGTGCAATCTTGCACAGGCTGCCATGAAGCTCACGTTTACCGCGCTGCAGAATAAAGTGTGCGGTGACTTGATTGCTCCTCCCAACCCCAAACCTAACGCTCTTGCGTCATCCAAAGACGACGTCATTGGCAACGTGAACAACATGAACACCCGGATTGTTGCCATCATTCATGAAACCCAAACACTTCAAACGAGAGAAATTGAACAAAATAAAAAGAATGTGAATATCTCTCAAACCGATTTGGACAATTTCATAATGAAGCAGGAAGACGAGCAGAAGCAGCTGCAGCGGCTGCAGGACAGCATCCATCAGGTGAATGCCAGCATTCTCGTGCACTACGCCCAAATGCACTCGGACTCCCTCTACTTGCAGAAGCTGGATTTGATCAAGCCGCAGTTCCTGCAAACGCTGGACGCCACCAACGCCAACTTTGCCGCGCTTTCCAACCACGTGTCCAAACTGCAGAACGATGAGCACAAGAAGTTCATGGAAGACATTTTAGCCCGGGCCCGGAATGCCACCGTGTATGACACGCGCGACTTGGCGCAAGCCTTTCTGGCGCACTACGAAAAATACAAGCACGTGCTGCGCACCGAATCCACCGATTATGATCGTGATGTGTCCAATTTGAAGAATCTGAACCAGCGCTACGCATCCGGACAAACCGTGTATTTCGGGTTGAAGGCCGAAGTGGCCCGGCTCCGTGATCTCCTGGCAGCCTTGAAGAAGTCCGTCAGCGCCAGCGAAGCCGATGCCGCCATGTTTGCCCAGCTGGAACAAATCATTTCGTCCATTCTCTCGGCCAAGAAGACCCGGTTTGCGGTTGACGGTGCCGAAAAAGAGTGCGCCGTGTCCGTTCTTAAATCCCACGTTGCAAACGGGCTGGTTTAAGGGTAATGCATCATGCAAAATAAACATAAATATAATGTTGTAAACATCTAATAACACTTTCGCGTGATTATTACATGTCTTTCCCAAAAGCAAAAAGGTTTCCCCTACTCACGAGCATAAACGGATGCAGTTGCTGCGCCGTGTTGGCCAGGCAGGGGTGTTCAAACACCATTATTAAAAACGGCAATAAGATATGGTACGTGCTCCACAATTTGGTGGAAATGATGCCGGCCGACCCGACGGAATTAGAGTGCGACAACATGCGCATCACAATGCGCACCATCCTTAATTAAATCCGCACAAGGGCATCTCGTGGTCCGAATACAGAAAACAATTAGAAATAAATCGCATAACATGCATTAACTATCACAACAAGCCTCCCAGTGTTAATAAAAATCATGCTTCATGAATTTGGGCTGGTTTGCAACCAGGATGCCCAGCAGGACAACCGCCAGCGAAAACGTGCAGCCCAAGGTTTCAAAAATCCGCAGGCGTTTGAACCAGTTGACCTTGAACTGCGAGCCGATGACGTACCCCAGCATGTTTGCAAGCGGATCCAGCAACCAGCGCGCGCGCCACCCCACCGCATACTCGTACATCTCGCACAATATTGAAATCAGCAAAATTTCGGCATATTTGCCGGGAAAAACCATACCAATGTTGGCATATATCAGCACGTGCCCGATGCTCCATCCGTCAATGTTCAACAATCGGGGGTCGTTCTTTTTCGGGTTGGTTGAAACGTGCGGCGTCAAGTTTTGAATCCACGCCGGAACGCGCAACAAAATGGTTCCCAATGGATGGAACGACGGACTTCGTATGAAATAATTGTAGAACCACCACAGCGCGCACCACACCAATCCAATGGCCAGCAACACATTGAACGAATAACACGAATACAACATTTGTGTATTGTTGTATATGCACACATTATATTTATTTGTTTTATTCGGTTGCATCGCTGTTGCCTGTTTGCCTGAGCTCTTTAAGTATTTTTCCGCGAATTAAAAAAAAAATTGATTTAAAGGTTTGGGCATAGGAAGGGTAGGCAGTTAAACAACAACAACAACAACAACAACCCCAACGACGACAATGGCCACTGAATCCGCACAAGCAATCATTTCAGGCACCTCTTTCAATCCCAGCACTGACTACAAGTACGCAAAACCAAAAGTCAACAATTCCGGCGGCAAGAGTGTCGGCATTCTCAATGCTGCAACCAATTCCGTGCTCAACATTCAGACCCCGCTCATGCTCACTTGGGGCGTGAACGAGAACGTGGACAAGAAGACCGGCGAGGTGCAGTCCTACAGCATGGCGCTCCAATTCCCCAGCGACGAGTACAAGACCCCCGGCATCAGCAAGTTCTTTGCGGCCCTGCAGCAGCTTGAATCCAAGATCAAGCAGGACGCCATCGCCAATTCCAAGGAGTGGTTCGGCAAGGCCATGTCTGCTGAAGTCATCGGCGCCATCTTCCATCCCGTGCTTTCCTACTCCAAGAACCCTCAAACGGGTGAGCCCGATCACACCAAGAACCCCACCCTCCGAATCAAGCTGCCATTCTACGACGGCGAGTGGAAGGGCATTGAAATCTACGACTCCAACAGCAACGCGTTGTTCCCCAACAGCGACGGCAAGTCGCCCAAGGACCTCATCGTCAAGGGTTCCGATGCTGCGCTCATCATCACATGCGGCGGTTTGTGGTTCGCGGGCGGCAGTTTCGGCGTGACTTGGCGCTTGGCGCAGGCCGTCTTGAAGCCCAAGCCCTCCCTTCGCGGCAAGTGCCACATCACCCTTGACGACGACGAGCAGCGCCGCATTGCAGTTCCATCCAAGCACACTGCTCGCGGTGACGAGGATGACGACTGCGTGCCTTCATACACTGGTGGCGGTGCTGCTGCCGCTACCGCTCATGAAGTGGACGTGGAAGACTCCGACGAAGAGGAGGAAGAAACTGACTCCCCCATTGTGAAAAGGTCAGCAACTGTTATGCCAGTTGCTGCCGCCATCGCACCCAAGAAGATCGTTGCCAAGAAGAAGTAAAAGGCGACGCACAACATGTATCATCACACATCACATATCACGCACAAAAGAAAAAAAAAATGTTAAAATGATAAAAAACAATAAAAATATTTTTTCATTGTTTTTCATTACCAACATTCAAATACTAATACGGTGCGGTGCACTGTGGCTTAAAAAAAGGCACCAGCACCACGACCACGGCCGGACAAGTGCGCACCAAGTGATGGCATTCTCGGATCTTGCAATGCAACAATACAACTTATTTGGTTTCTGAAATGTTGAAACGAGAGAAATTCATTAAATAATCATCATCATCATAATCATAATAATCAGAATAATATCAGAATCCCTTGACAATGCGCAGCTGTTTCCCGAACTTGAATCTCTCGGAGTCCATGGTGCGTCGCTGCAAATTGCATGATAAACAGGCTAAAATCACGTTATCGCTGGTGTGCCCCCGGTCATTATCCACGCGGTCCAAGGTCCACTGTCGTGGCGCCATGACGTCCTTGTAAATCAGCTCGCAGCATTCGCGACAGTATACACATTTTAATTTGCTCACTAGTAACAATTCAAAGGTTGCATCTAGAGAGATAATCGCAGATAAATCATGCGCATGAATGCCATTTTCTTTGTCCTGTCTTGCGTATCCGTTCAACTTGTGCTTGATTTCTTTTATGAAGAAATTTCTCTCTTCCAGAGTCGTGTCATCCACAATTAAACGGCGTAAGACCTCCAACTGCTTGTCATAATGAAAGAACGCGTCGTCAATTGTCCACTTCATGCTGCGCGTGCGTTTGGGCCTTTCAGTATTGCTAAGCTTGTCGACGTTGCGTTTACCCGCAATGCACACGACGTGCTTGTTTGAGTCTGTCGTCATTGATTATAAATGACAATTTAATTTAATTTGCGACGCGAGCGCTTGCGAGTTCCACCCAGTATGCTACACTTTCTTCTTTTACACGAGGGTTCTTGTGAAATTGATTTTGTTGGGTGTGGTTGCATTGCGGCGGCTGATGCTATGCCATATCTTAGCAAAGATGGGTCCATGGGGGGGACACATGCACATGTAGCAAATTTTTTGATGTGTGCAACGACATTAGCCAATTCATTGGATTCGGGAACATGATCAAGACTGAAAGTTCTCAAAAAATAACTAAACCCCAATTCAAAGCCCGGATGAGACATACGATACATATACCGAATGATGAAACTCATTTGACATCTGATATAGTCATGCATCGTGAAATCAATAAATGCCAACATCATTAATGCGCGATGCACATTTTCCACATTGGGTTCCACCATGGGCACAACTGTGGGCACAGTGCACATAAAGTTAGGGAATTGTAGTTCGGTTTCAAATTTTGTTAGGAGGGTTTCTTTTGTGCAGCCGAAAAAACGACACACCGTTGCAATGTCGGACCACGTATTGACACCCTTATTGATATGGTCATATAATGAACGGAAACGAGAACAAAGGTTTTGTTTTGTTTCAACATTCAATCTCAAGGATTTCCCAAAATCAATCATTCGTACGTCCGGTTCAATCGGACGGAGAACCTTGATACTTATTCCAATGCTGCGGAAAAACCCGATGCGGTAAACAGCAAGTGCGTTGTGCGAATGTCCATCGTATAATGCGATTTGTTCACTTGCAACGACTAGAAACTGAGCCGCCAGTTCGGTTACTGCATGAACCTTGTATGATGATTCAGGCAAATGTCCGATGGTGGTGTATTTTGCGGTTGGTATAAGTTCCATCAAAAAAATGCCAACGCTCACATCGGTCAAACTTTTAATCATCTGTCTTATAGTATTTAAGGATGGAGTTTCGACCCATGTATTTAATATGTCAATGAATTGGTCAGTGGTCACAATTGCATTCGCAATTACATCCGCAACAAATGCGTTTGAGTTTCTACACGCCAACAGGTCATGTATTTTTTTTTGAACTACTATTTCAGTTTGAAATTCCTCGGGACTGACGCAATATTTATCATCTAGCACTTTGTTGCCGGGTTTCTTACTAATAAATGATACTTTGGCACATAATTTGGTAACAGGCACCCCCATATCGTCATTGGATTCTGTATCAATTGCATGTTCCCGCGATAATTTGCGAGTGTCCATTAGCGGGACGACTTTGGGTGTTACCTCAAAAACGAATGAATAACTAGTGTCGGTTGATATTACACGAACAACACTTTCCTTTAACAATTCATTCACTGTGACCAAATCAATGGACGCATTAGGATTTTGTCGCATTCGTTCAATCAATCTCTCTCTCATGGTGCGGCTAAACTTCATACCTCCCGTCCGAGACTTGCGTTGTTTGTGGCGGCGTCTCATGCTATGATACCAATCAATCCAACACAGTATATACTGTGTCCATAAATTAAAAAAAATAAATACACGCCACGCACGCCATAAAGAGTATAAAATAACTATATAAATGCACGGCTTTAATATGGTTTAACGGATATAATACATTGCAACACGCACAACGCAAATGCAGGCGAGTGAATGGTCTGATGCATTGATATCATTGCGCGCAATAAATGCGGAATGGGCAACCGAAATGGATTTACCTGCCGAATATCTCTCTAACCTCTTTGACCAATTTGGAAATGAAGACGTGTTGCTCACGGTGGAAGACATGCTGGCGCATCTGGACGCCTACGTTTGCGACAACCCGTTGGTGTTCAGCGCCCCCGATTTCCACGACACGGTGCACGACGTGCTGCATGAGTACTTTGAGGGCCTACACGTGTTTGAAGCAAGTAATTTAGATTTGGAAGCGGACGCGCTGTGCTGCTTCTGCGAGTCCATCTACTTCAAATGCGTTGTCCCCCCGCGCGAATGCGGCAGCACGTTCATCCGCAAGCCGCCCAACGTGGCAGTGATTGACGCGAAGCTGGCGCACATTCGGGCCAAGCCGCAGCCCGACCAGCGCACGCCCGAGTGGTACCGGTTCCGGCACGACCTACTGACCGCAAGCAACGCGTGGAAGGCGTTTGAGAGCCCGGCGTGCCGGAACCAGCTCATTTACGAGAAGTGCAAGCCATTGCAACTGAGTCAAGAGAAGAAGGAGTTCGTGAACACGGCATCGCCGATGCACTGGGGTCAAAAATACGAGCCGGTGTCGCGCATGATTTACGAGCACCTGTACAACACCCGCGTTGCGGATTTCGGCTGCCTGCAGCACGACGCGCACGCGTTTTTGGGGGCGTCACCGGACGGCATCAACGTGGACCCCGCATCGCAGCGGTACGGGCGCATGCTGGAAATCAAAAACATTGTGAACCGCGACATGACGGGCATTCCGAAGAAGGAGTACTGGATTCAAATGCAGCTGCAGATGGAAACCGCGGACTTGAACGAGTGCGACTTCTTTGAGACGCAGTTCTCCGAAGAGGGTGACGAAGCGGGCAACCCCGCAGACGTGCTCATGACCGGCACCATGATTTATTTCATGAAGGACGGTAAACCGCATTACGAGTACGAGCCGATTGGCTGCAAACCATCCGAATCAGAAGCCTGGTTCAACGACGCCATGGAGCGCAACCAAGCCCACATGTGGATGAAGACGATTCACTGGCGCCTGGAAAAAATGAGCTGCGTGCTGGTGCTGCGAAACAAGTTCTGGTTTCGTCACGCCATCCGCACGCTGGACGAGATGTGGTGCACGGTGGTCAAAGAACGCAGCAACCCGGACGGCTACGAACACCGCGCGCCGAAACGCAAAGCCGCAACAAACGCAACAAACGCAACAAACGCAACCAACGCAACCAACGCAACCAACGCAAGCGCTCAACTGATGCATGCCTGGCTAAATTTAAATTGTTCCAACGCAAATGCAAACGAGAGAAAATGCCGCATTGACGTCAATAATTTAGAATAGATTATAAACGATTATAAACAAAAATTGAAACAATTGTATTAAAGTATATGTAGTCATAGTATATAGCGCAACGCAACGCAACGCAACTTAATGCAGTATCTTGACATGTTTGGAGGAGGGAAGAAGGGAGGGCTTTCGGACAATGAAAGCGAAGACGAGGACCAAGATGCCTTGTTGCGCAAAAACACGCGGGCAAATGCAACTGGAACCGGTGCGCCGGATGCGCTTTCGGACACGGAAAGCAACGCGTCCACGACGGACGACGACGACGATGACGAAACGAGCAGCGTCGCAAACACAAACACGAGCAACGACGACGACGACGACGACGATGACGACGCCGATAGCATGAATTTTGACGACGACTTGCAAGCAACACAGGCGCAACAAGCGCAAGCATTGACGCTGACGCCTGCGATGATTGCCAAATCCGCCGCGTCGGCGCTTGCCGCCAACCCGGAAGTCAAAAAGAAGGTGACGAAGCGGGTGGCAAAGGGCAAGGCCACGTTGGAGGACATCACCACGCTGCAACAATCCTACGACGATCTGGAATTAAACGACGACGACGACGACGAAAACGACTCCGACGGCGATGACGCGGAGGACGCGGATGATGGCACCAACTACCTTCGCAAGTTTGATTCCGAAATGCGGGAAAACTACATCACGGCGCACCATCATGAAATGATGCAACTGAATGCAGCCGAAGTGGATGCGCTCGCGCGCGTCGTGCGAAATGTCGACGGTATGATCGTGGACAGCATGCACAAGACCATGCCGTTCCTCACGAAATACGAGAAGACGCGCGTGCTCGGACAGCGCGCGAAACAACTGAATCAAGGAGCGCAGCCGTTGGTTCCGGTGGACAAAAAAATAATTGACGGATACCTCATTGCGCAGCTGGAACTACAGCAAAAGGCGCTGCCCTTCATCATACGACGCCCGTTACCCGGCGGGAAATCGGAATATTGGAGACTGGCGGATTTAGAACTCATTTGATTTGAATTTGAATTTGATTTTGATTTGAAAAATAATACATTTTTTATGTGTAAATGCATTATTTATGCCAGTTATTGTAATGGTCGTTTAATGACGACGACGACGGCTGCCCTTGGCCTTGCGGGTCCTCTTAGCGCGCTTGCTGCGGTGGCGGCGTCCGCCCTTCATTGTGCATGCCATTTGATTGTTTGATTGGTTGTGTGTTTATAAACAGTGTGAAGAAAAAAATATACCATTGTGCATTTTTTTTAATATGTTGATGATGTTTCTTAATATCAACACTTCCACCGTTTTCCGCAATCAATGCAAGTCACAAAGGTGGTCATGGGTTCATCCGCTGAACGCGTTTGCAACTGGTAGTACGTGCATTTGGTGGAACGGCACTTGGAATTCGGGCACGTGAAGTTGTCGGTGGACGCCTCCACCTTGGTTTCGTACTTGTGCTTGTCGCGCGTTTGTTTCGCCTTAATGAGTGCCGCCCATTTTTCGGGGTGCATGTCCTGATGCGTCATGAACGCCAGCTCGTGCGCCTTCATTTGTTTGCTCGTGATCCGCTGAATCACGGCCGGGTTGGCCATATTGATGCACACCGTGCGCAATCGGTCGGCGTAAATCTGCACGAAATACCCGTTCTCCCATTTCTTCACGATGTTTTTGGCGTCCGATTCCTGCAGAGTGTAATTGTAAATGCCGCGTTCCAGATTGAGGGCGGCATTTTGCGCGGCCGCAGACTCAAAGCCAACCCCCGCGAAACGAGCCGCCAGTTTGATACGAACATTATCTCTGAATTTTTCGGGATCCGCGATCTGCAATGCAGTGATGGAGAACGCATTGGGAGGGGCTGCTGTCATGCGAATTTCTTCTTTTTTTACCAACAGATGTCGTGTTGTCTTTATTCAATTTTTTGCTAAATATACAACAAATGCAACGCAACAAAAACAATATTATGAAAAGTTCCTACATTTTTAAATGTGCTCCGTGTTCCAAATGGTGTTGCACACCGCACACAAGTAAATGTATTTCAATTGAATGTCATCGTAACGCAGATATATGACTTCGCGAGGGACGGCATCCGCATCCTCACCAGTCGCACCAGTGGCAGTCGCACCAGTGGCAGTCGCACCAGTGGCAGTCGCACCAGTGGCAGTCGCAGGACCTAATCCACTGGTTTCACTTTCGTCGCTTCCCACAATGGCAGCCCGATCGGCATACTGCATGGGATTGTGGTTCCGGTTGCACGGACATTCCGAATTGGGACACAGAATGGTGCTGATGCGCGGCAGCGTGGGGTCCAGTTTGGTGTATTTGTTCACCACATTGGCGTGACTGCCCCCCTTTTGATGAAGAGACGTGTGCGAAACCACGACGTTGTCAATTGTTATGGTGCTGTCTTCGTTGCCGCAGTTTCGGCAGTAGTACACAATTTCATTGGTCTCGGTCAAACGAATGTAGTACATGTTGCTACAGCTGGAACAGAAATGCATTTTTTTGTTTGAATTGAGTGGATTGCGTTGATTACGGATTGCGTTGATTACGGATTGCGTTACTACATGAATTACGGCAATATTGTTTAATTCAATTTTTACACTTTAAAAATGTTAAAATGTTAAAATGTTAAAATGTGGATTAGGGGGAGAGGCGCTGCACGCACTCTTGAAACGCGCGCATCACCGACGCGTAATTCACCGTCGTGGTGAGTTGGTACACATGCGTGGTTCGCAACACCTCGGGGTGAGGGTGCTGTTCCAGCAAGCCGGACAGCTTTTCCAAATGCCGCGGATGCGTTTGTCGGAAATTGGCGCGCATGTGCTCGTAAAACTGCTCGTGGAATTCAATGTCCACAATGGTGCTTCGGAACACGTCCTCCGACTTCAACAAGTGCAGCATGCTAAACTCGTAGTTTTTGAACTGGATGATGCGATGGTACGCCTCGTAATCCTGATTTTTGTCGGTGATGCCGGGCTCGTGCAGCAGCGGCTTGTCGTCCAACAGCGACATGATGGTCAGTAAGATGGACCGGATGGACTGGCACCCGCTCCATTGCTCGCCGCGCCAACTGTTCAAAATGCTCACACACATTCGTCGATTTTTGTACATGTTGGGGTGCATGCGCGTTTCGCCGTCGTTCGTCAAAAACTCCACCAGCGGCGGCGCGTGCGGGTAATCCGGCGGAAACTTGAACCTGTAAAAATAATAACCACCGGCATACAACGAATCCGGCGGACCCACAATCATCGCGTACCCGATCATCATGTTGGTTTCGCTGTGTTTGTAATAAATGCCGGATTCCGAGCACGTCATCATGTCGCGCACGTCCTTCAACAGCCGCATCATAGTTTCTTTGCTCACACACTGTTGCGTTGGTTGCGTTGGTTGCGTTGGTTGCGTTAATGGCTGCATTTGCTGCATTATATTGTATATGTCTCACCCCGCGTTTATGTTTATGTCCATTTTTTAAATCATTTTATTTTTGCGAAATGAACCGACCCGTTTTTTTGAGATGCCATTTTTTAGAACATTAAGTAAAAAATTGAAATAAAAAAATGTGCGGGTTTTATATCACCACATACGGAAACACACGCAACCAACCATATCCAATGGCGTCGTCGGCGAAATCAGCAACATCCAAAGCAGGCATGCCATTTGATGTGTTCATGAAGCAGAGGTATTCTAAAAAAGGGGAGCAACACACGCACACGCGTATTGGAAGTGAGAAGCTGGGCATTCACGGAGGTGCGTACACTGTTCCACCAGAGGACATCGGCGAATTTTACAGGAAATACACGGACCATGTGTTCATTCAAGGGCGTCAGGAGTTTTTGACGGAGAGGCAATTGACCGACAACGGGCCGGGGTTGATTGACATTGACGAGCGCTACGACCCGTCGGTGGAAGTCCGACAGCACACGAAGGAGCACGTGTCCAACGTGGTGGAAATGGTCATCGATCAACTGTCCGATTTGGTGACCCTCACGCCGGGCACGTTGTTGCCCATCTTCGTGTTTGAAAAACCGGACGTGAATTTGCTGGAGGACACGACGAAGGACGGCCTTCACATCCTCATCGGCATGAAGATGGACCGGGCGCTGCAAATCATGCTGCGAAAACGCATGCTCGCGCAGATGCCGGCCATTTGGGGCGATTTGCCCCTCACAAATACGTGGGACGAAGTGCTGGACGAAGGCATCGTGCGCGGAACCACAAACTGGCAACTGTACGGGTCGCGCAAGCCGGGACACCAAGCCTACGTGCTGAAGTATTGGTACGTCATGAATCTGGACGAGGACTGCACGCTGGGATTTCATGAGCGCAGCGTGGCCATGTTTGACGTGCGCGTGAATTTTCAGCTCCTCACGGCGCAGTATGCTTACCACTCCGGGTTTGACATCGCCGATGCGGTCAAGGCCGAACACGCCGCAATCAAACAAACCATTGGCGTGCCCAAACAGCGGCGAAAAGCACTGACTGGTGGCGCTGCTGGTGGTGGTGTTGCGGGTGGCGGTGCTGCTGGTGTTGCGGATGGCGCACATGCCGAACCGAAGGTCATGTTCCAACCCCCGCACGTGGAAATCATTCAACTGTCGGACATCATGAACGCAGAGCGGCTGAACGCGGCGATTGACCAGCTGTATTCGTCCATGGAGCAAAAGGCGTACGAGTTGCGCGAAACGCACGAATACACCATGTGCTTGCCCGCCGCGTACTACGACAACGAGCCGAAGTGGATCCGCGTGGGTTGGGCGCTGCGCAACGCGAGCCCGCACCTGTTCCTCACGTGGATTGCGTTCAGCGCCAAGTCCACCAAATTCTCCTACAGCATGATCATTGACTTCTACGACAAGTGGCAGCAGTTCGGCATGAACACGCCGGCGGACGGGCGCTGCCTCACCAAGCGCTCCATCATGTTCTGGGCCAAAACCGACGCGCGCGAGGCATACGACAACATCCGCCGCAAAACGAACGAGTACTACATGGAAGAGACGCTGAAAACCAAGGAAGCCACCGACGTGGACTTGGCGCACGTGGTCTACAACTACGCCAAGGACAAGTTCGTGTGCGTCAGCATCAAGACGAACGCGTGGTACTCGTTCAACGGGACCCGGTGGGAGGAGTGCGACTCCGGCAACGCGCTGCGCCTCATGATTTCCAAGGACATCTACAACATGTACCACGCCAAGCAAATTGAAAACACGACGCTCATGAACCAGGAAGACCCCGGCAGCGACGGCTGGAAGGACAAGAGCATGCGCGCCGAGAAATTCACCGAGATCTGCATGCGGCTGAAAACCACCACGTTCAAGAACAACATCATGAAAGAGGCGCGCGAGCTGTTTTACGACCGCAACTTCGTGGACACGCTGGACACCAACACGCACCTCATGTGCTACAGCAACGGCGTCATTGATTTCACGGAAAAGCGCTTCCGCCGCGGCCAGCCCGACGACAACATCAGCAAATGCACCAACATTGACTACGTGCCGCTGGACCGCGCCAAACACGCCGCCACAATCGCCGAAATCAACGACTTCATGGAGCAGCTGTTCCCCGTTGAGGAGCTGCGCGCTTACATGTGGGACCATCTGGCGTCGTGCTTGATCGGCGTGAACCGCGACCAAACGTTCCAGATTTACGTGGGCGCGGGCAGCAACGGCAAGTCCAAACTCACGGAACTCATGTCGCGCTGCTTCGGCGAGTACAAGGCCACCGTGCCCATCACGCTCATCACGAACAAACGCAACGGCATCGGCGGCACGTCGTCGGAAATTGCGCAGCTCATCGGCATCCGATACGCCGTCATGCAGGAGCCGTCCAAGGGGGACCAAATCAACGAGGGCGTGCTGAAGGAGGTGTCCGCCGGCGACCCGCTGCAAGGCCGCGCCCTCTACAAGGACATGATCACCTTCGTGCCGCAGTTCAAGCTCGTGGTGTGCACCAACACCATGTTTGAAATCAAGAGCAACGACGACGGCACGTGGCGCCGCATTCAAAAGGTGGACTTCATGTCCAAGTTCTGCGACAACCCCAACCCGGACGGCGATGTGGACAACCCGTACCAGTTCAAGATTGACCGCATGCTGGACGAGAAGTTGAAGCGCTGGGCGCCCACGTTCATGTCCATGCTCGTGGACCACGTGTTCAAGACGAACGGGCTCGTGAAGCCGTGCGCCATGGTCACCGCCAGCAGCCAGAAATACCGCTTGGGACAGGACTACTTGTCCGAATTCGCGCGCGACAAGATTAAGATGCAGCAAGGCGGGCGCGGCATTAAGAAGACCGAACTGTATGAAACCTTCAAACAGTGGTACGTGCGCGGACACGGGCGCGATGTGCCCAAGGGCGCCGAGCTGTATGAATTCATGGACAAGAAGTTCGGCAAATACACGAACGGCGCGTGGCGCAACGTCGCCATCATTTACGACGACGACGACCAGGGAGACGCCGCCGCTGGACAAGAGGAATGAAATGAACTCCGCGCCACATCAGCATTGCACAAATGAAAAAATGTATTATTTTTATATGACATGAATATAATACATTATTGAAATATTGAAATGAATGATGCATCACAGACAATGCAATCCACGCAAAACATGCAAAACATGCAGTATCAGCAAATGCAGCTCCTGGGTCAAATGACGCAAGTGATTAACAATGCCAACGCGGCGTGCGGAAAGGGCACAGAGTGCTACAAAAAACAGCAAATCATGGATGCCCAAAGCAACTACCGGGCCGCCCTGCTGACTGAAAAAAAGGCACCAGAAATGGTGGAATCCGCACGCCACGATTACTTGGTGGCGGCAAAGGGGTCGGCCGGCGCCAACCAAGCCTTGCGCGCACGGTACCAAAAAAACGGGGAAGAAGAAAAAGCGAAACTCGCCAAAGAGTTTGATGATTGGCACGACGACATG